GACGTGTGCTCTTCCGATCTCTTAAAAAAATCCCCGGCGGGATATTTGGATAGAGCATTACAGTATTTCGTAAGGGGCACGAACCCCCTGATACAATTAGACTGATGGGCTAACGCTCCTTTCACCATCTATAAGTGTTTAATTGTAGTCGTGTCCCTAATGAAGTATTGTAAAACTATCCTAAAAGTAATTCTAGTACTTACAAAACTAGCAAATAATCAAGTGAAAGGAAGTGAAAAGCTTGGGAGAAAGCAAACAAACTAGTAGCAAAAAAATGAGACCCGCATTTACTCCAGAGGCACGAGAGAACCAGTTGGTTTCGTTAGCTGTCGACCTAGCCGAGCAGCAACTTAGAGATGGCACAGCATCATCTCAAGTCATAACTCACTATCTAAAACTAGGTTCGACAAGGGCTAGTTTGGAAAAAGAGAAACTCATAGCCGAAAATAAATTATTAGAAGCTAAAACCGAAATGGTAAAATCTGCAAAGGTCTCAGAAGAATTGTATACAAAAGCTTTAGCAGCAATGAGAAGCTATCAAGGCAATATGGGATTGGAGGAAGACTATGATGATTAGAACATATTCCGAATTGATAACGTTTAGAACGTTCAAGGATAGATTTGAATACCTAAGACTTAACGGTAGTGTTGGTAGAAGCACTTTCGGATTTGACAGAGTGTTTAATCAGATGTTCTACAAATCAACAGAGTGGCGAAGATTAAGAAACGAAATAATAACTAGAGATAGAGGACTTGATCTAGGATTAGAAGGTTATGAAATTCCAGAAGGAGTTAACATATACATACACCATATGAACCCAATAGAAATTCATGATATAATAGACGCCACTGAGTTTCTAATGAATCCTGAATTTTTAATAACAACAATACACAACACTCATAATGGGATTCACTATGGTGACTACGAAGCTATAGAAAGATTCTACGAGCCTGTTGTTCGTTCTAGAAACGACACATGTCCGTGGAAAAAAAATTAAAAGGAGTGATATCGTGAGTAGTAGTATACTAAATGATGTAAAGAAAATGCTAGGTATAGACGAAGCGATCACACATTTCGATGTCGACATAATAATTCATATAAACACCGCGCTTAATACATTAACTCAAATAGGAGTTGGTCCATCAGTAGGCTTTACCATTAGTGACAAAGATAGCACTTGGGAAGATTTTATTGGCGACGACAAACTATTGAGTAGTGTTAAAACGTATGTTTATATAAAAGTCAAGCTAGTGTTTGATCCGCCTCCGAATAGCTGGGTTTCCGAGACAATGAAGAAAAACGCAGATGAGTTGGAATGGAGATTGAATGCGCTTGTCGACGTTAATGTCGAGGAAAATCAAAATGTAGAATTATAAACAGGTAGGAGGTGAAACAGTATGTGGTCATACAATAGAATGTCTCACGACCAACTAATGCATTACGGAATACTTGGTATGAGATGGGGTGTTAGGAGATCTGAAGCTCAACTTAGAAGAGCAAGAGGTTCGAAAAAGAACGACGACGATCTAGACACCAATAACAAAGCTAAAAGCAACAAGCCAAAAAGTTTTAGAGAAATGGATGACGACGAAATAACAAAAGCAGTAAATAGATTAAAAAAAGAAAAAGAGTATGTTGATCTTAATAACTACCTAAACCCAGAAAAAGTATCTACTGGTAAAAAATTCGTTACTAATTTTAAAAACAACATGGCGAATAAATCTGCCGAAACCATGAGTAGTCTTGCAAATGATTGGTTTAAGAAAAAAGGTCTTAAGCTTTTGGGTTTGGATACTAAGGCTGAGGAAGATAAAGTAATGGAAGAGTTAATGAAGAAACATAACTATCTAAAAACAGTATCCGCTATGTATACTTATGCAGATAACATAAAAAAGAAAAGTGGAGAAACTAACACAAGTACAACTAGTTCAGAAGGTAAGAAACAAGAGTGGGCAGATTGGACAATGAATGATGTTGATAAATCAGCCTCTACTGACTATGGACAAAAAGTGGTTGAAAGACTACTAACAGAAAAAGAAAAGGATTAATAGGTGATATACAATGGCACTATCTAACACTGCTGTTCCCAAATACTATGGTGAATTTCGAGAATCAGTTATTAGAGGTGAAATTCCTATATGCAAAGAGATAGGTATGGAGATGAACAGAATCGACGACCTAATTGCTAATCCTGGCATTTGGTATGATGATGAAGCAGTAAACGGATTTATAAAATATTGTGAACAAGAACTAACGCTTACTGATGGCTCCGACCTTAATTTATTACCATCGTTTAAGTTATGGGCAGAGCAAATATTTGGTTGGTACTACTTTATAGAAAGAAGTGTATATGTGCCAGACCCTGATGGTCATGGAGGTCACTACGTTAGAAAAACTATAAAGAAAAGACTAATTAATAAGCAGTATCTAATAGTAGCGAGAGGAGCGGCTAAGTCAATGTACGCTTCCACACTACAAAACTATTTTTTAAACATCGACACCACGACTACACATCAGATAGCCACAGCTCCAACAATGAAGCAGGCTGAGGAAGTACTATCTCCAATAAGAACAGCTATAACTAGAGCTAGAGGACCGCTGTTTCAATTCCTAACTGAAGGTTCACTTCAAAATACGACTGGTTCTAAAGCTAGACGTATGAAACTAGCTTCAACAAAAAAGGGCATAGAAAATTTTCTAACCGGATCATTGTTGGAAATAAGACCTATGAGTATAGCTAAACTACAAGGACTCCAAATAAAGATGGCTACAGTTGACGAATGGTTATCTGGAGACATAAGAGAGGACGTAATAGGCGCTATAGAACAGGGAGCTTCTAAAGTTGATGATTATTTAATAGTATCTATTAGCTCTGAAGGAACCGTTCGTAATGGTAGTGGCGATACCATAAAAATGGAATTGAATGATATTTTAAAAGGAGACTATATAAACCCACATGTATCGATATGGTGGTATAAAATGGACTCTGTTGATGAAATATCAAATCCTAATTTATGGATAAAAGCCAACCCTAATATAGGAAAGACAGTATCTTATGAAACGTATCAGTTAGATGTTGAAAGAGCAGAAAAAGCACCCGCAGCAAGAAATGATATTTTAGCTAAACGTTTTGGAATACCTATGGAAGGATATACATACTTCTTTACTTATGAAGAAACAATACCGCATAGACCTAGAGATTTCTGGCAAATGCCTTGCGCATTAGGTGGAGACCTATCACAAGGGGACGACTTCTGTGCATTTACATTCTTATTCCCTATGAGGAATGGATGCTTTGGAGTTAAGACAAGAAACTACATATCATCTAGAACGCTTGCTAAACTACCCCCAGCCATGAGAATGAAATACGAAGAATTTATGAACGAAGGAAGTCTTGTGGTTTTAGAATGTACAGTTCTAGACATGATAGAAGTATATGAAGATCTAGACAATCACATTACCGAATGCGGATACGATGTTAGATGCTTCGGATACGACCCTTATAACGCCAAAGAATTTGTTGATAGATGGGTTAGTGAAAACGGTCCTTTTGGTGTTGAAAAAGTAATACAAGGTGCTAGAACAGAATCGGTTCCTCTAGGAGAATTAAAGGTTTTATCCGAAGAAAGAATGCTATTGTTTGATGAGGAATTAATGTCCTTTACTCTAGGTAATTGTATAACTTTAGAAGATACTAATGGTAATAGAAAGCTTCTTAAAAAGAGATACGATCAAAAAATAGATGCTGTATCAGCGCTACTAGACGCATACGTTGCTTACAAAGCCAATAAAGATGCGTTCGAGTAATAGGAGGGCTTATGCGAAATGCGCAAACCATGTCATATCTTCAACTAAAAAAAGAATGCTGTGATATGAAAAAAGAGGGTAGACCTCTAAAAGAAATATACAAATATTTTTGTGACCATGCTCAAAATAAACAGGGATATAAATCATTTACAGTGTCTCTAAATAGGTGGTGTAAAAAAGATTACCCTGATGAGTTAACACTAAATAGCGGTACCTATAGAGGGTTTACTGCTCATGATGCCACGGTCCAGGTTTCTGGCGATGGTAGCATCGTACAAGCATGGATTAAACAAAAGACACGAGACATAGACGTTGATGATTTTCTAGAGGCCATCAAAAGTTCTGTAAAACCATACAAACACACTAAGAAATATAATACCGAGTCGTCAAATATGTTAGAAATACCATTATTTGACATGCACTTTGGTGTTAGTTATATGGATTATTATGGGCCCTTTTTAGAAAACATGCTACGTTTAATATCCAGTAAACACTGGAAAAAAATAGTCATTCCATTTGGACAAGACTTCTTTCACAATGACTCTATCGTTAAAGGAGAAACAACGAAGGGTACAAGTATTGAGAAAGTAGACATGGTAAAAGCCGTCAACGACGGTCAGATATTTATGTATACATTAATAGAAAGTTCTTTAGAACATGCCGATGAAGTTCAGGTTTTCTATACCCCAGGAAATCATGACAGAAGTATATCGTGGATGTTTATTAAGGTTCTTTTGGAAAGATTTGGACCAAACGTGGTTGACGACTCTCTAAAAAATAGAAGAGTTATAACGTTTGGTAATAATGCTATAATGGTTACTCATGGTAACTCCAAAATAGCATCTTCAAAAAACCTAGCTCAAATATTCTCAATAGATTTTCCAAAAGAGTTTGCTGAATCTAGTGTAAGAGAGGTTCATGCTGGTCATTTACATAAAGAATCTGAAAGAGATACATTTGGAATAATGGTTAGGCGTCTATCTACCGGTGCTAAAACCGACGAGTGGAGCGATCAAGAAGATTATATTGGAGCGCATAAACGTTTCATGATATTTGAATGGTCTCCTACAAATCTAAGTGCAATACATTACATAGATGAGACGCAATAATGCAAAAGGAGGCAAGTACATATAAAATGGGTTTTGTCGATAGACTCCAGCACGGCTGGAATGCATTTTTAAATAGGGACCCTACTAAGTATGGAGGTAGGGGTTATACCGATACTTATAGACCAGACAGAGCAAGACTATCTGTTGGTAGTGAAAGAACGATAATAACATCTATATATAATAGAATAGCTATTGATGCTTCGTCTATAAGTGTGAAACACGTAAAGCTTGATGAAAATAATAGATTTCTAAAGGAGATGAATAGTAGTTTAAATAGGTGTCTAAACATAGAGGCTAATGCTGATCAAACAGGAAGAGCATTTATGTTAGATGTAGTAATGTCTATGCTAGACGAAGGATGCGTTGCTATAGTTCCCGTCGAGACAGACATCGATCCTCAAAACACTGGATCTTATGATATATTAAATCTAAGAACCGGAAAAATACTTCAATGGAAACCCGACCAAATTCAAGTTAGACTCTACAATGAACGAACTGGACAGAGTGAAGACATATGGGTTAGCAAAAAAATAGCTGCTATAGTTGAGAATCCGTTCTATTCTATAATGAATAGTCCAAACTCTACAATGCAGAGACTAATTCATAAACTAAGTCTGTTAGACTCAGTCGACGAACAATCTAGTTCAGGAAAACTTGATCTTATAATTCAGCTACCTTACATCATAAAGTCAGAAGCTAGAAGACAACAAGCTGAGAATAGAAGAAAAGAAATAGAAGAACAATTAGCCGGTTCGAAATACGGAATCGCATACACTGATGGTACTGAAAAGATAACACAGTTAAATCGTGCTGTTGAAAACAACTTAATGAATCAAATAAAATATCTGACAGAATTGCTATTTAGTCAACTCTGCATAACTCAAAGTATAATGGACGGCACAGCCGACGAACCAACTATGTTGAATTACTTTAATAGAGTTATAGAACCAGTAGTAGCAGCGATAGTTGATGAAATGAAAAGAAAATTCTTAACTAAAACAGCCCTTACTCAAAGACAATCAATATTAGCAATGAGAGATCCATTTAAGTTAGTACCAGTTTCTCAAATAGCTGACATAGCTGATAAGTTCACTCGTAATGAGATATTATCTTCTAATGATGTTAGACAAATTATTGGTATTATACCATCTACCGATCCTAAGGCCGATGAGTTAAGAAATAAAAATCTTAATCAACCAGAGGAACCAGAGAAACCAAAAGAAGTTTCAAAAGAAGATCCTGTAAAAGATGATTCTGATGAAAAAATTCAAAATGAAGACATTACCAAAGTTTAGAGGAATCTACAGATTCTTTTAAAGGCAATAATCAACAAATGAATATTGTCTATATAAAACTAATAGAAGGAGGAGTAGCTAATAATGAAAAAATTTGATTTTAGTGGTTGGGCAACCAAGAATAATATCAAATGTTCTGATGGAAGAGTCATTGTTAAGGATGCGTTTAAACATAACGACGGTCAGACAGTGCCTCTAGTTTGGAATCATTCGCACAATGACCCAAACAACATTCTTGGACATGCCTTACTAGAAAATCGAGAAGAGGGTGTATATGCGTACTGCACATTCAATGACACTGAAAATGGTCAAGCTGTAAAAAGAATGGTAGCTCACGGAGATATCACATCGTTATCGATATACGCAAACCAATTAAAACAAAAAGGTTCAGATGTTCTACACGGATTAATAAGAGAAGTAAGTTTGGTTCTAGCAGGAGCAAACCCAGGAGCTTATATAGACTCTGTTATAGTACATGCTGACGGCGAAGAAGAGGCTGTAATATATTCTGGAAATGATGGTCTAGAATTAGAGCACTCTCAAGAAGCTAAGGAAGAAGTTAAGGAAGAAGTTAAGGAAGAAATTAAGGAAGAGTTGGTAGAAAACATAGAGTTAGAACATAAAGATGAAAAGAAAGAAGAAACGCCTAAGGAAGAAACAGTAGCTGAAGTTCTAAGTTCAATGAACGACTCTCAAAGAAAAGTGCTATATATGCTTATAGCAGAAGCATTAGAAGACCAAAAAAATAATGATAAAAAAGAAGGAGAAGAGGATATGAAACAAAACGTATTTGACAAAGAAGGCGACAACGTGTTACAACATGCAGAAATATCAGCAGCTATTGCTGAAGGAAAGAGATATGGTTCTATGAAGGAGTCATTCTTAGCACACGGTATAACAAGTATTAATGAATTATTCCCAGATGCTAAAACTATTACTGAAACACCAGGCTTCTATAAGAGAGATACTGGATGGGTTGACGAAGTAATGTCAGGAGTTAGCCGTACACCATTTGCTAGAATCAAGTCAGTATTAGCTAACATAACAGGAGAAGACGCTAGAGCTAGAGGTTACGTGAAAGGTAACTTAAAGAAAGAAGAAGTGTTCACTCTATTAAAGAGAGTTATAACACCTACTACTGTTTACAAGAAACAAAAGCTTGACAGAGATGACTTAGTTGATATTACTGATTTCGACACTATAGCTTGGTTAAAGGTTGAAATGAGAATGATGTTAGACGAGGAAATTGCAAGAGCTATTCTTCTTGGAGACGGAAGAGCACCATCTTCTGACGACAAAATTAACGAAGCAAACATTATTCCAATAGCTAAAGACGAAGCATTTTATGCTATAAAGACATTGTTAGAGCCAGGAGCTGATGCTACAGCAGATGAAAAAGCTAAGGCTTTCATAAGAGCAGCTGTTAAATCTAGAACAGAATACAAAGGTTCTGGACAACCAACATTATTTGCTTGCGAAGAAATCATCACTGATTGTCTATTAGTAGAAGACAACATGGGAAGAAGATTATACGCTAACTTATCAGACTTAGCTAACGCTATGATGGTTAGCAAGATTGTTACTGTTCCAGTAATGAGCCAATCAATAGACGCTTCTGGAAATGCTATTAAAGGTATAATAGTTAACCTTAAAGACTATAAAGTTGGCGCTGATAAAGGCGGACAAGTAAACATGTTCGATGATTTCGATATCGACTACAATGCTATGAAGTATTTAATTGAAGCTAGATGCTCAGGTGGTTTAGTAGTTCCTTACTCAGCAATCGTTATTACTGAAAAAGCTAACGCTTAATAGTTAGTAGTAGTCTAGTCATTAAATAGTTAAGGAGATACTTCAAAATGGCAAAGTTTTATGGTATTATAGGATTTGCTGAAACCGTAGAGACATCTCCAGGTGTTTGGGAAGACGTTATAACTAGGCGCAGCTATTCTGGCGATGTCGTAAAATCGGCTCAAAAATACAAATCTTCAGATAGAGTTAACAGTAATGTCGTTATTGATAATGATATTTCTATAATATCAGACATATATGCCAATAATAAGATAAATTTAATGAAGTACATAGAGTTCATGGGTATCAAGTGGAAAATCGAGTCGGTTGAAATTAGATACCCTCGACTCATTATAAGTATTGGAGATGTGTACAATGAATAGACGACTAAAATTGCAAACTCTGCTTGAGGAAATACTTGGAAGTAAAAACGTATACTTTCAACCCCCAGCATCAATGTCTATTAGTTATCCAGCTATAGTATATTCTGTAGACGATCTAAATTTATTAAGAAGCAATAATAAAATACACAGATCTCTTATAACATATACTGCTACTCTAGTAGACAAAAAACCTGACAGTGAATATATTTCAAAAATAATAAACAGCATACAAATGTGCTCGTTTGAAAGACATTATGTAAGTGATAATTTAAATCACTATGTATTTAAAATAACATATTAAAAAAAAATAGGAGGAATACAATATGGCAACACAAAAAATAGTTTGGGATGAAGTTGGTAAGAAGTTTTATGAAACTGGTGTAGATAGAGGAGTTCTATTCCCTATGTCTAGCGGGACTTACGGTGCCGGTGTGGCTTGGAACGGTTTAATAAACGTTACAGAAAGTCCGTCGGGAGCAGAAGCAACTCCAATATACGCTGACAATGTTAAGTATTTATCTATGATGTCAGCTGAAGAATTTGGAGCTACAGTAGAAGCATATACATACCCTGATGAGTTTGCAGAGTGTGATGGTTCTCTAGAATTAGCAGAAGGTATTAAAATAGGACAACAAACAAGAAAGCCTTTCGGCTTATCTTACAGAACTGTTATAGGAAACGATGTAGACATGAACGATCATGGATACAAGATTCATCTTATATACAACGCAATGGCAGCTCCATCAGAGAAAGCTTACTCTACTATAAATGATAGTCCAGAAGCTATAACATTCTCTTGGGAATTAACTACTACTCCAGTTCCTGTAACAGGAGCAAAACCTACAGCAACATTAACTATAGATAGTACTAAAGTTGAAGCTGCTAAGTTAGCCGAATTCGAAGCGATACTATATGGTTCAGAAACTGCGCCAGCTCGTATGCCACTTCCAGACGAAGTAGTAGATTTATTTGAAGTATAAAATAACTAAATAAAAAAAAATAATATAAAGAAAGAGGTTCTGGGCGAAAATTCCAGAGTCTCTTTTTTTTAAAATCGAGAGGAGATATTTAAAAATGTTAAAAAAAACAATAACTTATACAGATTACAATGGTGTTGATAGAAAAGAAGATTTCTACTTTAATTTAACTGAAGCTGAAATTATGGAAATGGAAATGACTACAGAAGGTGGTCTTGCTGAAAGAATACAAAAAATAGTTGATGCTAAAGACCAAAAGAGCATAATACAAATATTTAAAGATATAATATTAAGAGCTTACGGAGAGAAGTCTGCCGATGGAAGAAGATTTATTAAAAATGAGGAAATACAGGCTGGATTTGCTCAAACAGAAGCGTACTCTAAATTATTTATGGAACTAGCTTTAGACGCTGATGCCGGTGCAAAATTTGTTAATGGAATAGTCCCAAATAAAAACAATGATACTCCAGCGACAATAGCAGCAGCTAACCATAGATAATATTGAGGAGATGATACGGATATGCTTAAAATAAGTATACCGCCAAATGAGTTATGGGATCCAATACAAGGTGAATTTATAAAAATAAAAGGTTGTGATCTTAAACTAGAACATTCACTACTATCGCTTTCAAAATGGGAGTCAAAATGGTGTAAACCATTCCTGAGTAAAAACGGTCTTAGTGACGAAGAGTCTATAGATTACATAAGATGCATGACTATAAATCCAGTTGATGACGAAGTGTATCTATTTATTGGTAACGACATAATTAGAAAGGTTAGAGACTATATAGATTCACCAATGACTGCGACTTGGTTTAGTGACGAAAAGAAAAAAGGGTCTAACTCAGAGCAAATAACTAGTGAGTTAATATATTATTGGATGATAGCGTTAAACATACCTTTTGAGTGTGAAAAGTGGCATCTTAATAGATTATTAACCCTAATACAAGTATGCAACATAAAGAATAACCCTAAGAAGAACATGAACCCCAAAGAAATACTTAGCAGAAACGCGGCTATAAACGCGGCAAGGAAAAAACAACTACAAACAAAAGGATGATATTATGAAAATTAGCTTAAAGCAAAGGGGCGATTTTAATAATATAGAAAAGTATCTAAAGAAAAACAGGGGTCAAAAAATTGTAAAAACTTTAGAGAGATTTGGTAGAGAAGGAGTCGAAGCTCTATCTAGAGCCACTCCTGTCGATACCGGTTTAACAGCCGATTCGTGGTATTATGTTATAAATCAGCAGGACAGCAAGATATCAATTGAGTTTTGGAACTCAAATGTTGTTAACGGTGTACCTATAGCTATAGTATTACAGTATGGCCACGGAACAAGAAATGGTGGATGGGTCCAAGGTGTTGATTATATAAATCCAGCACTGCAATCTATTTTCCAAGACATGGCAACAACAGTATGGAGGGAGGTAATGGTTAATGGGTAAATCCATAGATGAAAAAATAGTATCCATGCAGTTTGACAACTCTCAGTTTGAGCGTAGTACTAAAGAGACGATGTCAACTTTAGACAAACTAAAAGAAAAATTAAATTTTAGCGGAGCTTCAAAAGGACTTGAAGAAATAAGTAACGCATCTAAAAGAGTTGATATGGGTGGACTATCCAAGGCGGTTGAGGATGTTAGACTAAAATTTTCAGCTTTACAAGTCATGGGTGTAACCGCTTTAGCAAACATTACCAACTCTGCTGTTAATGCTGGTAAAAGAATAGCATCGGCGCTAACTATACAACCAATCACAACTGGTTTTAGTGAGTACGAGACAAAGATCGGGGCAATACAAACTATTCTCGCCAATACTCAAGGCGGCCAAACAAAAATCGCACAAGATTCAATGTCATCAATAGCTGAGGCAGGAACATACGCAGCATCGACCATAAGTAACAGCGGACAAGAGGCACTAAAAGCTTTACAAAAAACGCATGATGAAATACTTGATGAATTTGAGGAAGCTGCCGATGCAGAGCTCGCAGTAATTCAAAGTCAGTATGAGGAAAAGGAAAAACTTTTAGATAAGTCTATCAAAAAAGAAAGAAAAGAATTCCAAAAGCTACAGCAGAGTGCTGTTGAAGAGTTGGAAAATAGATACGAACAAGAACTAGAGACTATAAGCACTGCTTATGATGATCAGCGAGATGCTGTCGAAGAAGCTTATGCTCGCGAAAGCGAACTCTTGCAGAAATCTCATCAGGAAAAGCTAGATGTTTATGAAGAAGAGTATATGGCTAAGCTAAAAGTTATTGATGAGAATCGATATAACGAAATTAAAGCCATAGACGATCAGATTAACGCTATAAAAGATCTTACAAAAGCTGAGAAAGAACAAAAGAAACTTGAAGAACAACAATCAACTATTAAGAATCTTCAAGAAAAAATAGACACTGCTTTTAATCCCGCAGAACAAAGATACTATGAGGAAAAACTAGCAGAGTATCAAGCTCAGCTCGATGAGGAAAGGATACTTAAAGAAAGAGAATTAGAAATTGAAAACTTAGAGTTATCCAAAGATGGAATAAATGATAAGTATGACTTGCAAGTAGATCAGATACAAAACGAATACGTACAAAGACAAATAGCAGAAAATGAATCTTATCAGAATTCGCTAGACCTAATGAGGCAGGAGTCTGAAGAGAAAATTAACAATCTTAACACTACATACAACAAAGAACGAGAACTAATACTAGAAAATCGTAAGTATGAAAAAGAGCTATTATTAGAAGCTCAAGAGGAAGAAGCCGATCTGTTCAACGAACGAATGGCGGAGAAAAAGAATGCTCTTAACGTATCATTCAACGAAGAAAAAGAAACAATACAAGATAGATTGTCAGAAGAGAAGTCGGCCATATTAGAAAAACAACAAGAAGAGTTGAACGCGTTAGACGTTACAAGCTCTGCTGGAATGACTAACATAAGTAATCTTAAAAACGCTGCTATATCAGCAATAGGCGAAGTAAAAGACGAAATGACAAAGGCATCAACCTTAGAAGATGTTACCAAAGCTCTTGATGAAATGAACACATACTCCGATAAGACGATATATAATTTTGGAGAAATGGCTAAGAACTTGGGAACATTTACTGCGGCCGGAGTTGATTTGGAAACATCTAAAAACGCTATAATGGGTATCGCAAACTTGGCAGCAGTATCAGGTTCCACATCACAACAGGCTAGTACTGCAATGTACCAGCTATCTCAAGCTATGGCGTCTGGGTCTGTTAAGTTAATGGATTGGAACTCGATAGTTAACGCCGGAATGGGAGGTCAAGTATTCCAGGAGGCTCTTAAAGAAACTGCAAGAGTAAATGGTATAGCTGTAGATGAGATGATAGCCAATCAAGGTTCGTTTAGAGAATCGTTAGCCGAAGGATGGCTAACCACCGACATCCTAACTCAAACTCTTGAGAAGTTCACAATGACTACCGAAGGTCTTACTGAAGCGGAAATAGATGCAAACAAGGAGAAATTAAAGTCTATAGGATACACTGATGAGCAGATTGAAGGAATATTCAAAATGGGTAACACTGCAACTAATGCAGCTACAAAAGTTAAGACGTTTACTCAATTAATGGATACCCTAAAGGAATCAGCACAATCTGGATGGTCAAAAACATGGGAAATATTAATAGGTGACTTTTACGAAGCACAAGACTTATTCACTGGAATATCTGATACTATTGGAGGTTTCATTAACAATTCATCTGATACTAGAAACTCTCTATTAGAGGAAGTATTCAGCTCGAATTGGAGTAAGTTAAAAGGTGATATATCTGATACTGGTATATCAGTAGAAGACTTTAAAAACGCACTTATCGAAACTGGTAAGTCTCATGGCGTTGTTACCGATGATATGATTACTGAAGCTGGAGGATTTGAGAAGAGTCTAAAGGCATGGTGTGGTCCAGACATTGTTAAAGAAACACTTGGTAACTTTACAACTTCACTAGAAGGGCTATCTGATGAGCAGCTAAAAAATGAAGGATATACTAAAGATCAAGTAGAAGCATTTAGAGAACTACAAAAACAAGCCGAAGAAACCGGAACACCGATAAACGAATTAATAGAAGATCTATACAAACCTAGTGGTCGTGAGTTGGTAATAACGACAATATCTAATTTGTTTAAAGGTCTTACAAAGACAATAGAATCAATTAGTGAGGCTTGGAAAAATATATTCCCGCCAATGTCTGCTGACCCAATATACAAAGCTCTAGAAAACCTAAGCAAGTTTTCAGAAAAAATGATACTATCTGACGAAGACTGCGGTAAACTTACAAAGACATTTGAGGGACTATTTGCAGTATTGGATATTATTGGAACCTTTTTAAGTGGTGGTTTAAAGATTGCGTTTGATGTTATAACAGGAGTATTAGACGACTTTGACCTTGACATATTAGATATAACGTCCTCGATTGCCGATGTTATACTAGGAATAAGTGATTGGATAGACTCAAGCTCAGACCTCGTGACCACATATACTAGTGAAGGAATAAAATCGGTAATAGAATTCTTTAAGAGTCTGGGTGACATACCAGCTATCAAGACTGCTATAGAAAAAGTTCATGAGAAATTTATAGCATTTGGAGATTACTTAAAAGATAAATTTAGTTTTGGAACCATTACAGCATTTGGGGACACTGTAACTGATGTAAAAGATAAGATATTAGACGCTGATACATTAATAACTCCGTCAACCGAAAGCTTATCGACAGGGTTTACGAATGTAAAAGACTCACTAAAGACATTCGCTGACTACGTAACTGATAAGCTTAGCAATGTCAATCTGGGAGAAATATTAGCAACAGCTTTTGGCGTTTCATTTATAGTGTCATTTATACAAATAACTAAATTAATAAGTTCCGCATCAGGCTTACTACAAGGTCTAGGATCAATAGCCGGATCCGCGACAAAAGGAATAGAAACATTTACAACAACACTAAAAGGAATTGGTAAATCTATAAAGGGAGCTATATCTATAACTGCGAAATCGGAAGCATTCTTCACGTTTGCTAAAGCTATAGCAGTTCTAGCTGGAGCAATAGCAGTGCTAGCAATACTAGATACTGATAAGGCATTAGCCGCCTCAGCAATGTTAGTTGGGGTTGGAGCTTCGATGGCAGCACTTTTATGGTTTATATCTAATAAGTGTGACGTTAAAGACACGTTGAAACTTACCGGTCTTATGGCAGCTATTAGCGGAGCCGTTCTAATGTTAAGCACATCAATCGTCATGCTAAAAGGTCTTGACTTTGACGAATTAATAGTTGGACTAACTGGAGTTGTTGGATTGTTGGCAGGCGTTACTGCAGCAGCTATACTTTTAAGTCAAAATGAGAAGGCTGTTGTTAAGGGGTCTGGAACATTAATCGCTCTAGCATCATCAGTTTTACTATTATCTGTATCTTTAAAATTACTTGGTGGAATGGACGCAGCAAGTCTAACCGCAAGTGTGGTAGCAGTATCAACAATGCTTCTAGCTTTAGGAACAGCTGTTAGTATGATAGGTAAAGCTAATGGGACTACAAAAGCAGCGACCACTATATTAGCGATGAGCGTTGCGGTATTGTTAATGATTAAAGTTATAAAAGACGTATCAGAATTTACATTCGAAGAAGTTGTGGCTGCAGCGGCAACGTTAACTGCAATGGTTGTATTCTTTAAAGCATTCTCAACAGTACTATCCACAACCAATAAAATGGAGGGCAGCGTTGTTAAGGCAGGAGTAACACTATTTGCAATATCAGCAGCAATGTTATTAATGGTTGGCGTTATTAAATTAGTAGCAGACGTCCCTGCAGATGACTTGGTAAAAGGCGCGGCAGTAATAACAGGATTTGCTTTAATATGTACATTGTTAGTTCAGGGAGTTAGTAACGCAGGTCCAAATGTTGCAAAAGCTGGAGTAACGATTATTGCTTTTTCAGCAGCATGTCTCGCAATGTCAGTAGCTATATTTATGCTAGCTAGTATAAGTGCCGGCGACTTAGTAAAAGCAACAGCAGCTATGGCTGCTATAACGGTAATGTTTACAATGTTAATAGCATCTACAAGGGGCGCACAAAGTGTAACTTCAACTATTATAGCGCTAGCAGCATCACTAGGTGTAATAGCGGTTGCAATAGGAGCGCTATCATTTATAGAACCAGAAGCACTAGCAAATGCGACAACGGCAGTATCATCTGTTATAGGAATGTTTGCATTATTAGTAGCATCGACAAAGCTTGCTGAGAAAGCGACAGGAACTGTAGTTTTAATAATGTTAGTATTAGTTGAAGTTGCAGCGGTTCTAGCATTACTATCTACACTTCCAGCAGACTCAGTTCTTACAGTAGCCGAGGCACTATCAAAAGTACTACTATCTATGAGCGCTAGCATGGCTATATTGTCGACCCTGTCGAAAGTTGTAAACAATAAAATAGTAACTACTATGGTATTGGTTGGATTAGTAATGGCCGAAGCTATAGCAGCTTTATATTTACTAAGTGGATTGGATGTTGACGGCATTATGCCTAAGCTAGAATCGCTAGGTGTAATGTTAGGAATGATATCTGCAACAATGGGTGTCGCAGCACTACTATCAGGAGTGGCTACAAAAGCAATGACCGGGGTTCTAGCAATTGGTGGCGTTATAGCAGAGTTGGCTATTATATTAGCAGCTATAGGAGCTCTTAATCAAATACCAGGACTATCAGATTTTGTATCATCCGGAGGAGAACTACTAGTTACAATTGGTAGTATAATTGGCCAATTTGTTGGTAGTATTATTGGTGGTGTTGGAGAAGGTATAACCTCTTCACTACCAAAAATGGGGTCAGATCTATCTTTATTTATGGAAAATCTTTCAGGATTTATAGAAGGCGCAAAATTAATCGACTCCGATATGTCAGATGGCATTAAAGCCCTTGCAGAGACAGTATTAATATTAACAGCAGCCAATGTACTAAGTGGACTTACAGCATTATTTGGTGGAGGTCAAACCCTATCAGACTTTGGTAAAGAGCTAGCCGAATTTGGACCTTACATTAAAAAATATAGTGATTCTATAGAGGGTATCGATTCAAAAGTAGTTACTGCATCGGCTACAGCAGCAAAAGCTCTTAGTGAAGTAGCAGATAACTTACCAAAGCATGGTGGAATATTAAAAGAATGGCTTACTGGAGACGCAACTCTTGTAACATTTGGCGAAGAGCTAGTTAAGTTTGGCCCTAAGTTAAAAACGTACGCCAACTCGATAGCTGGCTTAAATTCGGACGTTATAATTAATTCCGCTAACGCGGCGAAAGCGTTACTTGAAATAGTTAACAATTTGCCTGCACATGGTGGAGTAATAAAACAGTGGATTACTGGTGATACTAGTCTGTCAGCTTTTGGTGCAGAGTTAGTTGAGTTTGGTCCTAAGTTAAAAATGTACGCTAACTCAGTAGCAGGTCTAGACGCAAAGGTTGTAGAGAATTCTGCCGATGCAGCGAAATCGTTATTAGAGATAGCTAATAATCTTCCAGAACATGGTGGAGTAATAAAACAGTGGATTACTGGTGATTCAAGTCTTTCGGTATTTGGTGCAGAGTTAGCAGCTTTTGGTCCAAATCTAAAAGCGTATGCAGACTCAGTTGCTGGAGTAACCCCAGACACAATTGAAGCATCATCTAATGCGGCTAAAAGTCTTGCCGAATTAGCTAATAACTTACCTAATAGTGGCGGTTTCTTATCTCAATTTTTCGGCGACAATTCTATGTCTGCATTTGGCGAGCAATTAGTATCTTTTGGACAATCGTTTAGTTTATACTATGACTCTGTTAAAACTATAAGTTCTACCACATTAGAAGCAGTAACAAAAAGCTTTAGTAATATAGTAGATATGGCTAAGAAGATCGAGAAGATAGACGCCAAGCAATTAGGCAAGTTTGGTGAAGCTATGGTTGATGTTGCAGAAACTGGTATTAAGAAATTCTCAGAAACATTAACTGGATCTAATACAGACATATCAAAAGCCGTAAGTAAATTCATCGAGCTAATAACAAATAACGTTAAAGCTAAATACACTGACATAGACACCTGTGCTACAAATCTAGTAAACAGATTAATAGAATCCATAAAGAAACAGTTTACAAACATTCAAAATACAGGTGGTCTTATTGTACAAAACCTAATTACAGGTATGATTGCTAAGAATTCTGAAGTGGAAACAGCTGGAAGCGGAATAGTAACAAACATTATTACTGGTATAAACGCTAAGAAAGAAGACCTAATTACATCGTTTGACAATTTACTTACAGCGGTAATTAATGCGCTTGAGCTTAAGAATTCGGATTTTATGACTTATGGTAAGACTGTTTGTGATGAAATTAAAAAGGGAATAAAAACATACACATATTTAGTTTCCGAGGAAGCTAAAGCTATGTCTGGTAAAGTAGTTAGTGAAATAGAAGGCGAATACTCGGATTACAAAGAAGCGGGTAAATACTTAGTTAGTGGATTTGCTAATGGTATAGATGCTAATACTTTTACAGCGGAAGCTAAGGCTAAAGCCATGGCCACAAAGGCACTTAAAGCGGCTAAAGAAGCACTAGGTATAAACTCCCCATCAAAAGAATTTTATAAACTGGGTGAATTTTCAGAGCAGGGATTTGTAAACGCTTTAATGGACAACATGTCTGATGTCTATGATACAGGATCCCTAATGGGAAAAGAAGCAAAGAGTGGATTATCAGAAGCTATATCTAAGGTTTCTGAATGGATAGATAGTGATATGGATGTTAATCCAGTAATTAGACCAGTTCTTGATCTATCTGAGGTTAAATCAAAGACTGGTATGCTAAGCTCTATGCTAAGCCAAAACAAAGCATTAAGTATAAATAGAGCGATGACTTCATTACCAACAGAAGCCTCAGTAAGGGTTAACGATAAGCTTGTCACAACTCAGCCTCAACCAATTCAGTTTATACAAAATAACTATTCGCCTAAAGCCTTATCCAGACTAGACATATACAGACAAACAAAGAACCAATTTTCTGCAATGAAGGGAATGGTGAAACAATAATGATAGAATCAGTTACAATAACTAATCATCTAGACGAGTCTATAGAGCTCGTTTTAAAGAGCCCGGAGAAATCCGGGTTCGCTATTAGAAGTATCGAGGGTTTGGGACCTGTAAAGGCTGATATTAATTCTAAAGAGCTGTCAACAAATGATGGATCTATATTTAATTCAGCCAGGGTTAATTCAAGAAATATAATCTTTGACATACAATTTCTAGAGAAACCCACAATCGAGGATACTAGACAATTATCGTACAAATACTTTCCTATAAAGAGAAAGATAAAAATGGTATTTAAGACTAAAAATTATGAGTGCGAAATTTATGGGTATGTAGAATCTAACGAACCAAATATATTTAGTCAAGAGTGTTCTACGACAATATCCATACTGTGTCCCGACCCATACTTTAAATCTCTTGACAAAAACATAACAACATTCTCTGGTATTCTACCAGTATTTGAATTCGAGTTTTCAAATGAATCTGCAACCGATAACTTGTTAGAATTTGGAGAGTTGTTAAACGACAAACTTAAAAACGTACGTTATGACGGTGATGCAGAAACAGGCGTTGTTATATACATACACGCCATAGGAGATGCTTCAAACATAACGGTATACAACACTGATACTCGTGCGCAGATGTTTATAAACACGTCACGATTATTAGAGATGACGGGAGCCGGTATAATAGCTGGAGACGATATAATAATTTCGACAGTAAAAGGTGAGAAATCCATTAAGCTACTTAGAAATGGACTCTATACAAACATTCTAAATTGTCTAGATAAAAATGCTGAATGGCCAACAATCTCTAAGGGAGATAATGTATTTGCGTACACGGCTGAAACCGGAGATACAAATCTACAATTTAGAATAGAGAACGCTGTACTATATGAGGGTATATAATATGGATATATTAGTATTAAACAAAGAAATGGAATCAATACATATAATTGATGAATTCGAATCTATGATATGGGTAGAGAGATATTCAAAATGCGGAGACTTTGAGCTATATCTACCTATAGAATACGAAATAATATCCTATATAAAGAATGGTTATTACTTATGGCTTGAGAGTTCAAAGACAGTTATGATCATAGAAGACATAGAGATAGTCACAGATAACGAAGAGGGAAATCATATGATTGTAACTGGTAGATCTTTGGAGTCAATACTTGATAGACGAATCTTATGGGAACAAACAATATTAAGTGGAGGACTTCAATCGGCAGTAGAACAAATATTGCTAGAAAATATTATATCTCCATCTATACCAGATCGATCTATATCAAACTTTATATTTGAAGCCAGCGATGATCCTAGAATTACAGACTTGACAATTGATGCTCAGTTTACAGGTAATACAGTATACGAAACGATATGTTCTATATGCGACTCTGTAAACATAGGTTTTAGAATAACATTATCTGACGACAACAAGTTTATATTTAAACTATATTCTGGAATAGATCGCTCTTACGATCAATTGGTATACCCTCAAGTTGTATTCTCTCCAAAGTTTGATAACATTATAAGTAGTAACTATATAGAGTCCGATCGTTCGTTAAAAACGGTTGGATTAGTTGCTGGTGAAGGAGAGGGTGCCGCTAGAAGAATGGTCGTAGTTGATTCCCAATACGGAGCAAAGAGTGGCTTAGATAGAAGAGAGTTGTTTATAGATGCTAGAGATCTATCGTCTAACACTTCTTGGGGAGAACTAACAAATGAGGAATATCGAGCACAGTTAAATCAGAGAGGTGTTGAAAAGTTATCTGAAAATATTGGAGTATCCTCCTTTGAAGGTCAGATAGACACAACCCAAATGTATAAATATGGAGAGGACTACTCCATAGGAGATATAGTTCAAATAATAAACGAATATGGGATGGACACGAAATCTAGAATTATTGAATTTATAATATCTCAAGATCTAGAAGGTACATACTCGTACCCAACTTTTGCATCCGTAATTTAAAAAAAGGAGGAATGAATATAAATGAGTTTAACATATGGTTTTTATAACTCCGTAAATCATGATAGAAAATACAATGCTGAACAACTATCGAGCTTATTCAATGGTATAATTAACGACGGTGTATTCTTTAACATCGGAAATGCTTTTGCTGTTAAAGCAACCTCTGGCATGTCGTTAACTGTTGATGAAGGAAGAGCGTGGTTTAACGGAACATGGACCAATAACGATTCCGAGATACCAATAACAATATCTCAATCAGAGGCGGTTCTCCACAGAATAGACATAGTTGCGCTAGAGGTCAACTCGTCAATTGAGACTAGAGCTAATAGCATAAAAGTTATACAAGGGACTCCGTCGTCATCGCCAGTCCCACCGACATTAACTAGAAATAATACGGTAAATCAATACCCAATAGCTCATGTGTATGTTAAGGCTGGAACATCTGTTATAAACCAAGCTGATATAACTAATAAGGTGGGTACGTCAGATTGTCCATTTATAACTAGTATTTTAGAAACAACAAATATTGATTATTTACTTCTACAATGGAACAACGAGTTTGACTTATGGCTTAATACTATAAAAGGAAAGCTCGGCAATGACGTAGCTGGAAATTTACAATATCAAATAGATGAGCTAAACAATGTAATTGGAAATGGAGACATAGATTGTGGAGGATTTACTGATATAGATCCAAGTATGCTTGACCATTTCGTAGACGTAATGGCTCATCAAAATGTATACCTTGACGCAAATATGGATGAGAATGTAGACGATACTACAACATTAGAAGCACACAAAGTCAATACATATTCTCACGGTAACATATTAGTCGATGGTAATTTTAGTTAAAATAAAAGGAGGTAATACTAATGGCTAAGATTAGAATTAAGAGAGGACTGCAGTCCGCTGTCAGCAATTTGGTTCTTGACGTAGGAGAAATGGCGGTTGCTACCGACACAGGGAATGTATATGTTGGAGTTACATCTGGAGTTGTGCACATAAATCCAAGCGGGGGCATTGCGGATACAGCACAAAAATTACAAACTCCAAGAAACTTTAGTATAACAGGAGATGGTTCTGCAAACGCTCAATCGTTTGACGGTTCTGCAAATGTTATACTAGACTTTGTTTTAAATACTGTTTCAGGATTATCTGCTGGAACTTACACTAAACTAACGGTTGATACTAAAGGTAGGGTGACCGCTGGAGCTCAATTAACAGTGTCTGACATTCCGACACTTACTAAAAGTAAAATATCAGACATGCCTACCAAAGTAAGTCAATTTACAAACGATAGCGGATTTCAGACCGCAGCGCAAGTAACATCGACGATAGCAGCACTTGTGGGATCGGCTCCAGAGACACTAAACACATTAAACGAACTTGCAGCGGCATTAGGTAATGACCCTAATTTTGCTACCACAATTACTGCAGCTTTGGGTGAAAGAGAATTGTTACTTTCGAAAGCGGACGAAGCTACAACTATTGCTGACGACGACTCAATACCGTTCATAGATACTTCGGCTGGAAATATAGCAATGCCTACCGGCACATCAAGTACAAGAAAGCTGTCATTGACCAACTTAAAAGCTAATTTAAAAACATACTTCGATACTCTCTATAACAAATACACACATCCTACGTACACATCAAAAACCAGTGGATTGTATAAAGTAACTGTAGATTCAACGGGACACGTTAGTGCCGCTACAGCAGTAGCTAAATCTGATATAACAGGATTAGGAATACCTGCTCAAGATACAGTATACACACTTCCAAACGCAACATCATCAACACTTGGTGGAGTTAAGATTGGAACCGGAATAAGTGTTTCATCTGGAACTATATCTCTTCCAGCAGCAACAACATCATCAATTGGTGGGGTTAAGATTGGGGACGGTATAAGTGTATCGTCGGGGACTATATCTGTCGGGGAAATAGATGGAGGTACTTTCTAACTAACAAGGAGGACTACATATGAAAATAAAATTAAGAAGAGGCCTTAAGGCAACTCTGCCAACATTAGATGTCGGAGAACCAGCATTCGTAACGAATGAAAAAAAGCTATACATTGGCACTTCTTCTGGAAACATCAGTCTGCATAAAGAAGCTATGTTAGAATGGGGTGGACAAAATCTCTCTGCTACATTCAGTCCCGTTGACGCTGCTATAGCACCACACTTAGGCGCAAACCGATTGGCGTTTATTGATGGTAATAAAATCACAGCCGAGTATTCAAGAGATGGCGGAGCTACATGGATTGATTACGGAACTAACTCTGTTCAAAAAGCATCGGTATTCTCTATGCCATACGGCGGTACCGCGCATATTATAGGAAAGGCTGACAGTACGAACATAGCGAACTCTAATTATAAGCTTAGATTCACATTGGATTTCAGTTCTGGCTCTGTATATACAGTGCTAAATAAATTCATCATGTACGTTGGTACTAATGGATCATCTGGGTGTACGTGTACAATAGACGCGGCACTTCAAGCAACGCCTACGACGTTTGTGACAATCGCAAATAAGGTTTCAATATCTGGATGGAGTGGATTTAACGTAATCAATATTGGTGGCTTAACCACTTATAGCGGAGGTGAAGCTAATGCTTCTTCTCAATACGGAAGACTTAGATTCTTATTTGAAATTACCGGTCACAACGCTAGTTACACGGGATTGTCAGTACTGTCAATAAGTGCTCACGGAGGAGTTGGATGGACAACACCATCAACATTAGCTAGAACAGGAAATATATACACGTACGATGCGTCACAAAATGTAACATTTCCAGCCAAAGTAACGTGTACTATCATAGATGCAGACTATGATTGCGGAACATTTTAGAATTAGTATGTAATAAAGGGAGGATTCAAAATGGGGAAATTATTATTAAAACGGGGACTAAATGTCAATCTACCAACCTTGGCAGAGGCCGAGCTTGGATTTGCAACAGATACTAAAAAATTATATATAGGTAGTTCAGATGGAAACATCGAACTAACCGGCGCAGAAAGCAAAGCACCAATATCACATGCAAGTGCCGCAACAACTTATGGTGTAGGAACCACAACAACTTACGGACATTGTAAGACAATAAATGCTCTAACCACATCATCTCATTCGAATGGTCTAGCACTATCCGCATATCAAGGAAAAGTGCTAAGTGACGCTATAGCAGCTAAAGCTAATGCCACACATAGTCATAGTATGGAGAATGAAGGATGGTTACAGTCATTAGTAATTACTCTACTAAACGCAGCCGCAGCAGATACTGATACAAAAGCATCTATTGTAACATCGACTGCCGCACCTACTACAGTACTTGCGGCTAACGTGCTACACTGTGTTTATTCGTAGGAGGTATGATACATGGCTATATACGGAGTGGTAAATGGTGTAAACAAGAAGTTTTCTTCTCATTATGGTGTATCAAGTGGTGTAAATAGACAATTCCACAGCATATACACGGTTGCTGGCGGGGTTAATAGACGAGTATTCTTGGAACGATTATTATAGAATGATATTTGGAGGATAACATGCAAAGAATAAAATTAGTAGATGGTACATTTGTAGAAAATGTACAAGAGATTAATGATTATGTTGAGAGATATAATCTAGATGACAGAAAAGTACTAAACATAACAGTAACAAACACGAGTTTTGATGCAATGTTTAATGCCTTTTCTAATCCGCAAAATTTGACAAGCTTAGAGATCCAAGATCAAGATGCGGATGGAAACTATATAACACAGGGACTGCAAATGAACTACACCATACTAAGTTTCATAAAAGGAATAATAGCTGGTAATACTTTTACAGTTCAACTACATCAAAAGTCAAATATAGAACAGCAATTACTAGAAGCACAGCTAGCTCTTGCTGAGTTAGGATCTATAATAGGAGGTATGCTATAATGGCTAAAATATATGCGGATTTAATTAAGAACGGTCTGTGGACGCTAGAAGAAGTTAGTCCTAGATGGAGAGCCGCAGTAGAAGCTATCCTAAATAGATAACGACAAATAATATAATTAGGAGGATTCAAAATGAGCCGAAAATTTCAGGTAAAAAGAGGAGCTCAAGCGAACTTACCAACGTTAGCGGAAGGAGAGTTTGGCTTTGTAACAGATAATAAAAAACTATATATAGGCCATAGCTCAGGTAATTTAGATATACCTGTAGGTAAAACAGCTACGGCTACACCAACTACAACAGAGCAAAAAGACATAATAGGAATGATTAACGAGGTAAAGTCATATGCCAATGATGGAAAAACAAGTGTAGCAACCGCTATAAATAATAAAGGGGTTACTGCCGCATCTACAGAAACATTCTCGTCATTGGCTGGAAAAATAACATCGTCTTTAACTAAGTCAGAAGGTACTGCAGTTGTTGGAGATGTATTATCAGGTAAAACATTTAAAAATTCAACAGGAAGTTTACTGACAGGAACTATGACTAACAGAGGGTCCGTTTCCGGATCAATAACAACTCAAAGTGGTACATATACAGTACCAGCGGGATATCATAGTGGTAGTGGTAAAGTAACCGCTAACATTACAAATCTAACAGCTGAAAATATAGCAAAGGGTGTTAATGTCGGAGGAATTGTAGGTACACATGCCGGTTCAGCAGTAAACGGTGTAAACAAGACTTACCCTACTCATGGTGGAACTTTTGCAAAGGGTGATTTTGTATATGCTAAAAACATGGCCGGAACCGATAGGTCTGATGATATATATGACGAAGATTCAACTTTTATATTCCCTTTAAAAGGAAGTAAGTGTGCTTTGGCATGGCCATATTATGACTCCGATGATGACGAGAGGACAACGAGATTACACATATACGATCTAACCACTAAAGATGTAATAAATAACTATACGTATAGCTATAGCAATACTTCTTTAATTGCATATAATAGTGTAAATTCTAATAGTGAGATATATGCAACAATAAGTAATGTTACTTTTTACATGGGAATGACAACTACCGATTACCCATACAGAATACCTTTGGTAGCTATAATAACAAATTCTGCAGGAGATACTATTAGTAAGGTTACCACTGCAAACGTTAATAGCAACACATCTCTATCTGGCTCTGACAACGATCTTAGGGCTATATGTAGATATGGAACAAACCAAATTGCCGTAATAAGATCTAAGTATAACGGCACGTCCATATTAGTGGATCTTCTCGAAAATACGGTAGGTACTGCCACTTTGACTCATAAATCTTGTATTGAGGTACCTGACTTAAATCCAAGAAAGGTATCAAACACACGTTATAGATCAGCCATGATTTCGTATAACGGTGGTTTCTACTGGTTGACCGATATCAATTTTAGTGCCCTAACGACACATCTAATTAGAGCACATAAGTTTACGGTTAGTGGTACAACGATTACATATGCTGGATACACCGATTTAGTAGCTGGTACTCCACCATCTGTAAATGACGCTGCGGTGAAATATCACATACTAGACGATTCGACAGTGTTATATAATCATGCATTTAACACCAGTATATTTATAAAAATACATGTGGATCCAAGTACTGGAGATATAAGTGCTAATCAATTAACATACGACACAGAAATAGACTCTACGTACGCTATCACTTCTTCGTCATCGATTTTGCTCACACCAAATAGAGATCCAGGATATTCGTATGAAATGATGTCAGTGGTAACAGGAACAAATAAGTCAAGTTCAAGCGACACAAAAAAATATTATGTTAAGTACAAATTAAATACCTCCACTAATCACCTACAAATGGTTTTTGCAGCGGAGGCTCCAAAATTCATGACTGTTAGAGATGACCTCATCTCGTTTGTTCCTCCTGACTATTACGATCCTAGATGGTTCTGTAAAGATTTATATCTGTTTTCATTTAAGAACTGGACTCAGGGATCATCGTATTATCCAAGTGGAGGATGTTTAACATTTCCATTCTATGGCTATACTGCAACTCAAATAGCAAATCTTAGTGGGGAAATTAATGTTTTAGGAGTAGCCGCTGATAGCAATGCTGGTAGTACTGTAAATGTTACAACACCACCAGTAAACATAACTGTGTCCGGCTACACAAAATAATAATACAAGGAGATATTAGATGAAAAAATATATAAACATTCAAGATTCAAATAACACAGTAGTTAGAGTGTTGTCTATTACAGATAGTGCAACATCTCCAAACGGATTAGATTATATTGAGATTGACTATATTGAAAAACCAGATACTAACAATGCGGATCTTGATATAGCATATCCAATGTACAACAAGAGTACAAGAGAATTCTATTGGGTAGTAGTAAACTATCAAAATACAGCAACAGACGTAGCTTTGCAATTGGAAGAAACAAAACATAGATTATCTGTGTCAGATCAACTAACTGTCCAATTAACTGACAAGTTAAGCGAGGCTAATCAAACCATAGCAAGTTTAAATACTCAATTAAATGCGTTAAATGAGGTTGTAGATTTACTTGCTGAGACACAAGCAGATATAATAGGAGGTGCTTTATAATGAGTACTAAATTAAGGGTTATTTGCTTAGGGATAAAGATTAAACTAAGACGCGGTGCGAATTTAGAAGAAATCTTATCAACATATGTAAACTTAACCGAAGACGAAAAGACAACAATAACTAATTATTTAGTCGTTCAAGAATAATAAATGTCATTTTGGGGATTCAAAATGAGTCCCCTTATAAAAAAAAGGAGGTTTCATATGAAACTATTAGATTACAACATTGACGGATTTATTGACGAAGTGACACAAATAAACGAGGACACATTTAAATTCCTAAGACTTACTGGAAAGGACGCATTAATATCGCAAGGATATGATGGGGACGGTATAGTAGTAGCTGTTATAGACACTGGAGTATCTAGAGAACATGAAGAGTTAAAAGGTAGGGTTCTTCCAGGAATAAACACAAATAGCTCTTATAACTCAGAGCTTAAAAAGATGACAACATGTGCTGAGGACGACAATGGTCACGGTACTCACGTCGCTGCAACTATAGCTGGAGCAAGTTGTGGTATTGCTCCAAAAGCAAAGATACTACCAATTAAAGTTCTAGATGGAATGGGCGGCGCTGACGTACCAATGGACATAGCAAAAGGTATAAGAAAAGCTCTAGAATGGAAAGGCGCAAACGGAGAGACTGTAGATATAATATCAATGTCTTTGGGCGGAACAGTAGGACAACTTGGTCAGTCTACTGTTGATAGCATGAGAAATTACATTCAAGCTGCAGTTGCTAAGGATATAATAGTAATTGTTAGTGCTGGAAACACCGGTCAAGAAGAAAGAAACAGATATCCAGGCTGCTTTGAGGACGTTGTAACTGTAGGAGCTGTTGATAAGGACAAGGGATTAGCTATGTTCTCAACTATAGGAGAACAAGTCGATGTATGTCAAATTGGAGTTAATGTAACTTCAGCATGGTATCAAGGTGGCTATGCAACTATGTCTGGAACATCTATGTCAACGCCTATGGTAAGTGGTATAGCAGCGTTGTTAGCTTCTATGTATAAGAAGAAGTATGGCACTAGAATATCAGAAAGAAAGCTTTACGAAGCACTTAAATTAAGTACTAAGGACTTAGGTATTGAAGGTGTTGATAAAATGTTTGGAGCTGGCTTCTGTACTCTCCAACCATTAAATGTTAGATTAGAATTACAAATTGGCGCAGAATATGCTTTACTAAACGGTAATAGAATAGAATTGGAACCTGACACATTTACATTTGCAAATGGAAGAAACTATATGTCTATAAGAAGACTTGCTGATCTTTTAGGCGTATCTTGTATATGGGATCAAGAAGAAAAAACCGCTATTTTAGAGGCATAATAATATAAGAATATATCGGAGGAAATGACATGGAACAATGGGTACAAATTATTGTTACTATTGCTTGTTCCGTAATTGCATCTTCAGGGTTTTGGACTTTCGTAATTAAACGAAGTGATAAAAAAGACATAAGAACGGAAATGTTAATAGGGCTTGGGCACGATAGAATAGTATATTTATGTATGCAATATATAACTAGGGGATGGATAACAAATGATGAGTTCGAAAACCTAAACGATTATTTATACAAACCATATTGCGCTATAGGTGGTAATGGATCAGCTGAGAGATTGATGAAGGAAGTTTATAAACTACCAATACGATCTATTGACGCTAACAAAAAATCATCTGAACAAGAATGACAAGATGGAGGTCGAAATGGTACGTGGCTACATTAGAGAAAAGATAAAGATACTTAGTGAGTTATGCATAACGCTAACTGACGAACAATTAAAACATCTAAAATCTTTGACTAGAGAGATAGATGTAGACAACTATGTGCGCGACATTATAACAAAGTCAAAATAACTACATATTTAATACAAATTGGGTATGGATCTAAATTTTCATACCCTTTTTTAAATTTTACTAAAAAACGACGTCATAAAATTGGTTTTAAGGCCTATGTTTTTTAACGGTCATATAAATACTCATAAAATGTAAAAAATCGCTTAAAATGGCGTATACGGCCTTATATGCGAAATCAGCGTTTTTTGGGTGTTTTTAGGCTATATTTTCGCGATTTTTACATATTCTTTTATGAATAATATTAATTGGAGGTATTTATATGAATTATTTATCATTAATTATTACAGTATCGGTTATATGGTTATATATAATAGGAATTGCACACTTATGTATGCATTATAGGTCTAAACTTATAGAGTCCTTTGTGGACTACTATTGGTATTCGGACGAAGAGTTTATTACTAAAGTTATTAATTTCTGTATGGTAATATGGCCGATATGTACGATAATTGGATTAGTATATAAAATACGAATGAGGTTAATTAAAGAATAGGCTAAGCCTTTTCTTTTTATTTTCAATCAAACAATAAGGGGGGTGTTTGTGTATGTTTTTAAAAATTATATTTATTATACTAGCGTCTATATATGTAGGTACATCTATATTTATATACGTTAATTGTTGGTGTAAAAATACTAAATCGTTAAAGGATATAGATTCAGGATATTTGACTTTCTCAATACTTATGGACATCATTGGAACTATATTATCTCTATGTTGGCCTATTATATTCATCGCAATTCGTATAGAGAGAACGATAAGAAAAATAAAAAAATAAAGGATAAAGAAAGGTGAATTGTATTATGAAAGAGAAAGTGTATATAGCAGGTCAGATAACTAATTGTCCAAACTACGAAGAGTTATTTGATGATGCTAAGGTGAAGTACGAATCTATGGGTTATATTGTTATAAACCCTGCTGAATTACCTGGAGGTATGAGCCCAGCCGATTATATGAGAATATGTATACCAATGGTAGATACTTCCGATATCGTCGTGTTTCTACCAAACTGGATAAATAGCAAAGGAGCAAAAATAGAAAACGGTTATGCAGACTACATAGGAAAGAGGATAATATATGAGTAAACTTTTAGACCTTAGAGATGTCGCTTTTAGTGACGCAGACATAAACAAATATGTTGAAAGTAAATTAAAGTTATTAGATGATTTGAATATATATGTTAGTGAGTCTCAGATAAAAAAGTTAAAAAGTATGGATACTTTTGAGAAAGTAGATATTTATATCAAATATTTAATAACATATTCGTAAAATCTATATTTTTTCAAGTTTTATAAAAAAACGACGTCATAAAATCGATTTTAAGGTCGATGATTTTTAACGGTCATATAAATACTCATAAAATGTAAAAAATCGCTTAAAATGGCGTATACGGCCTTATACGCGAAATCAGCGTTTTTTGGGTGTTTTTAGGCTATATTTTACATATTTTCAACAAAAAATAAGATAGGAGGTGATTATATGGACGATATTAAGAAAAAGCTAGCTAAGTTAATAGACGTTAAGAGTATTACCACTATACTACTAGTGCTCACATTTATATATTTGTGTGTTGCTAGATCGACAATACCAACAGAGCTTAACGATTTAGTTAAGATGGCATTATTGTTCTACTTCGGTACTCAAGTTGGTAAGAAAGAAACTACAGTTGAGAATAAGACAAATAATTAGGAGGTAAGTAAATGCTTAAATTATACGAGCAACAAAGGATAACAAGTCTATTTGGACCAAGGACTCTAAACGGCCAACCTAATAACCATAAGGGTGTTGACGTTGTAGGCGTCTCTAGCAAAAACATAATGAGCCCAATTAAAGGGAGGGTCGGTGTATCTACAATAGTATATAAGAACGAACTTGATGATTCTATGCAACCTGAAGCTATATATGCTGAGAATATAACTGATGCTTCAAACTCTACTTGGCAGTGGGGCAATTACGTACGAATAGACGCTGATAATACAGACAGGCTATATTTATGTCATATGTCAAAACGTCTGGCAAAGGCTGGAGATGAAGTGCATATTGGCGGAGTAGTTGGGATAGAAGGAGATACTGGATATTCATTTGGCAGTCACTGTCATGCTGAGGTTAGAATAAATATAAACGGTACATACACTTCTGTAGACCCAATGTTATATTTTATGGACGCCAACGAGACAAAAGAAGAGTTACAAAAAAGAACAGGATTTGTAAACGAAACAATTACATATTTAAGTTTATACAAATATTCCAATGAGCTATTTGCTAAGTTGGCAAGGGCCTTTAGTGCATCAAAACATATTACTAATCATTCAGTTAAGAATGTAACAGATGCTAGGAATGTTTTAAGAAAGGTTTTAGGTTTGGACGAGAGCACTATTATGTTCTTCGGATGCTATAAATATTCGGACGATCTAATAATTAAATTAGCAAAATCTATCATAGCATAATTTTAGGAGGGGTCCTTTTGGGTCTCTCCTTTAATCTTCAAAATAACTTATATTCTTAATTTTTGTTAGTTCGCGAAAAAAACAAGTATTATTATGAAGAGGGTAAGACACGAAGGTGTATGGACGTTTCCATACCTACCGAATATAGTTTTCAGTGGGCTATATTACATGCTCTTCTTTTATTTTTAGTTCGCGAAAAAAACAAATTATGTTATGAGAGGAGTGATCGTATGAATAATAGAAGTTCGTTTAGGAATGCGTTCGGTTTTGTTGCAGGATGGTATGTTGCATGTAAAGTCTGCAGTATTATCGAAGCGTCTACAAAGGAGCTTGTGAAAGCAATACGCAATAGATAATGAGGGAGTCTAAACACAGACTCTTTTTATTTCTGTTTTGTAAAAAATCCCCGGGTGAAAAAATTAAAAAAAAGTTTTAGGAGGAAATATGTTAAATAATATTGATGAATCGATAAGTATTAAATCTTTATTACACGAGGTTTGTCTTGACCTTACAAGTTGTGAGATTGAAAACGATTTAGGTAAAGCTGAAATTTATAACAAAATCTACAACTTTCTACTAATGACAAAGAAGTTTGATGTGATACAACAGGTTGACAATAAGGATTTCTCTCACCACATTAAATTTATATTTGAAGACGATCAAGGTATATATGCAATTGTTATAAAAATAACAAGGGAACATATCCATGTTCTACAACACGATAAGATGACAAAATATTGGCTACACGAGCAAGTAATAAAAGGTTTGTATGAAAAATTTAATACAGGGGTGTAATATGTATACTATTTTCGAAAAGGTTAGTTTAGGGTCATTGTTGTACTCGGCATATTTAGATATGAACTGCGAGCCAGATGATGAAGTTAGTGCTAAAGTATTTAAGTTTTTAAATAAAGTGGAATACTTTGAAATTGATGAAGAAAATGATAAAGACGTACAAACGTACACACTACATTTTCTAATAGGAGACAAAACTTACAAGCTATCTGTTGCAAGATCACTTAGTAGCTTAGATTGGTATGAAGATAAAAGTATAGTCAATATGGAACTACACGCGAGAATAATACACGAATTATACAAATATATTAAAAAAGAGGAGATATTATAATGGAAAAAGCATTTTATTGGAAGAACGTTTGCGATATGCAAAAGAAACAAACTATGAAAGGATACAGCAAATACGGACAAATATTAGAAGAAAACTTCGACTTAAGGTCAATAGAAACACTTACATATTTACAGGAAGAATTGATAGACGCATTAATGTACATAGAGCATTTTAAGCATATGTTAGAAATTGAAGGATTAAACATGGTAGCCTGTGACGAATGCAAAGGCATGATATTAACACCTAGTAAATATTGTCCATGTTGTGGAGTTAAATTAAAAGGAGATGACGATAATGAATAAGAACCAACAACTATTCAAATATAGACAGGACACAATAAAAATGGCTAAAGACAAAGCTGACAAAATGTTAGAAGAAAAGTGTTCGGAAATAGAAAAAGAAATAAGAAGCAAAATCATAAAGGAAACCGCATCTAGTGTATATTTTATGGTTATAATGATATTAATAGAAGACTTCAAATTTAGTGTCAAGGAGGCCGCTAAATTTTGTAGTATATATAATACACAACTTGAGTGCTTAAATGATGACTTTGTCAAAATAGAAGACTTTAGACAGTGGTGTATAGAAAGAAGAATTGATTTGGAGGTTATTGAATAATGAATATTGAATCCGCGAAAAAATCACACTATATTATGAGTAATATCAGAGGAGGAAAGTAAAATGAAAGAAACAAATGAGACTAAAGAGTTGATAGACGAGGTTTTAAAAGTAAATCTTAAGCAATCATTGGAAGATTCAAATTTGGAGAGAGCAGAACGTGCATTAGATAATGCAATCCTACTAATTGATAAGAAGATTGAGATTAATAAAGTGGAATTAGAAGTCGAAAAGGCTAATAGTTCAACAAAAAGCGATAAGAAAAATCGTGTACTCAAAGTTCTTGAAGTGGTAGCGGTTCCAGTGGCAATAGTTGTCATTAATCACGTATTTGATTACAGAACCAAAGTTAGTTGTATCGACATGATTTCTAAGTATGAAAGAAGTGACACTTATACATCAACTCCGGGCAGAAGCTTATCACAGCTTTTCAAATGGAGATAGACTTAAGGAGAGGGACAAAAATGTCCTTTTCTCTTTGCTCGCGAAAAAATCACGCTATATTATGAGAAGATATTTTTTATAAAAGGAGATATATTATGATATTATTTACGATATTAGCACTTATTATAGCGGCGTTATTGGGATTGATTATTGTAACTGTGGCAGCAGGAGGTGCTACATTTATACTAATATTCGGGGACGTTATAGTATGTATAGCGTTAATGGTGTTGTTAGTAAAGTTTATATTCTTTAGAAAGAAGAAATAATTTTAAGGAGAAAGTCTAAGAAAACTTAGGCTTTTATCTTTCACTACGAATGGAGGTAGTATTAATGAAGTTTGGAAAGGTTGAGTTATTTTTAAAGAATAATTCATCAACTATATTGTCTATTATTGGAGCTGCCGGGGTTGTTGCTACAGCTGTAATGTCTGCTAAGGCGTATAAAAAAATAGACAGTATATTAATTGAAGTTGAAGAGGTTAAAGGAGAGGAGCTTACTACCTCGGAAAAGATAGTAAATTCAATTCCAGCATTTGTCCCAGCAATCGCTATGGGTACAGGAACTATAATTTGTATATTTGGAGCTAATTATTTAAATAAGAAACAACAAGCATCGTTGGTTAGTGCGTACTCAATGCTTAGTAGTTATTTTGGAAAATATAGAGCAAGCGTTGGTAAGTTGTATGGTGAGGACGCTGATAAAAAAGTAATGTCCGATATATTCTATAATGACGATATTATAGAGCCAAATGATGATAGAGTTACATTTATATTTGAGTATTCTCAAGAGTATATACATGCTACAGAAGCAGCCATAGTACATGCCGAATCAGAGTTTAACAAACGATTCACATATAAAGGATATGCTTCAGTAAACGAATTACGTGAATATTTTGGTCTCCCACAAGTTGCCGGAGGAGATAGTATAGGTTGGGTTATGTCGGATGGTTGTTATTGGGTTGATTTTGATCATATACCTATATCAAAAGAAGATGATAGTAAAAAGGTATATTTATTAACAACAGAACTTCCACCAGATGTAATAGAGTGGTAGTTGGGCCGCGAAAAAAACAAGTGGTATTATGAGAAGGGAGTGATTATATGAAAAAAGGTGATGTTTTAACATTCATAGGAGGCTTATTATCAATAGCTACATTAGTAGTTGGTGGTTTAAGAGCGAGAGAAGATCATGTTGAAATGAAAGAAATGATAAAAGAAGAAGTATCGTCACAACTTAAGAAGCAAGAGTAGTTATTACTCTTGTTTTTCTTTTTATTTAACTATTGAATATTAAAAGGAGATGTTTTAAGAAAATGAAAGCAAAAAATGTATTTACAAATTTGATAAAGAATGTATCTAAATTTACAAATGAACATTCGTCAGAAATCTTAGCAGGAACTGCTATTATAGGGGTTGTAACTACTACAGTTTTAGGAATAAAGGCAACACCAAAAGCAATCGAGTTAATGAGAGACGCTGAATTGGAGAAGGGGGATGATCTAACAAAGAAAGAAATAGTTAAAGCATGTTGGAAATGTTATATACCTACTGCTGTTGGAGGCGCGCTAACAGTAGCTACTATATGTGGTATGCATAATGTGAATCATAAGAAGAATTTAGCATTAGCAACTATGTATAAAGCAACGGAAGCAGCATTTATAGACTATAAGAACGCCGTGGTAAATGAAGTAGGCAAGGAAAAAGAAAAAGAAATATCTACTAAAGTTAAAGAATCTAGAAATATACCAAGTGATGCGTCTGTAATAATAGCTGGTGACGGTGAGGTATTGTGTTATGACGAAGTATCTGGACGATATTTTAGTTGCGATTCGACAACGTTAAAGAAGGCTGAAAACTACATAAATCATAAGATGTTAAATGAAAATAATGCATCTATAAATGATTTTTGGGACGAAGTAGGGCTTGCGATGTTGTCTAAGTATGAGATAGGTTGGTCTATAGCAGAAGGAATGGTTGAATTAGAGATTAGTTCAATGATTACGGAAAATGGTAAACCATGCTTATCTATAGGATTTAGTAGAGATCCAAAACAGGATTACGCGGAGTTTTAATTCGCGAAAAAAACAAGCAGTATTATGAGAATAAAATATTAGGAGGTTCGCTATGAACGAATTAGAAAATATGGAAGTTGAAAAAATTGAAAATGTTGAAAACATCGAGGCAGTTAATTATAATTGCGGAGGAAAAGTTGATAATAATGATGGAGCTATTGGTTTCATTGTAGGAGCAGCTGCTACTGTAGTAACAGGTATAGTTATTAAGAAGTGGATTGCACCGAACGTGAAGAAAGTTGCATCAAAGATTAAAGACAAAGCTCAAGCAAAGAAAGCTGAGAAAGAACAACAAGAACAATCTAAGACAGACAAAACTAATGAGAAGAAATAAAGTTATTCTAAAGGAATGTATTTGAGTAAAATCAAGTACTATTCCTTTTACTTTTTGTTTTTAAGAGGTGATTTAAAATGTGTACGTATAATAAGTACGCATATAATGGCCCGGTTATGGAATTTGGAAGATGTATTATTGACAACTGGAAGGGTACTACATATGCGGTTTCAGAAAAAAAAGCAATAAGCAACTTGGAGTTTCAATTTAAAAAACAAAATAACAAATTACCTAGTTCGTCTGTAAGACTTACTGGTAAACTAAAAATATTGGAGGAATAGATTAGAATGGAGTATAAAGGAAACAGTTATAAATCCAAGCAGCAATCGGGAACATCTGGCGAGCGAGAAAAAGTAAAACCGGTCGTTACTGCAGGGGCTGTTACGACAAAGAAAAAAGAGGGTGTTATATTAAAGGAAGATGTTAGCGATGTAAAAAATTACATAGTTAAAGACGTAATAATACCTACTGCAAAGAAATTATTATATGACGTAGTAACTAATGCCCTTGGTATATCGTTATATGGTACCGCTGATTTTAAGAGGGGTAACGGATCTGGAACGCCGGCTGGAAGGGTATCTTATCAAAAATACTACTCTGATGATAGAAATGGCTCAGCTGTTAGTAGTAGAACTTCCAGCTACGGATTTGATTACGACAAGTTGGTATTCGACAATCCAGGCGATGCAGAAATAGTGCTGCAGGCAATGGATGATATGTTAGATCAAGGATATATAGTATCTATAGCAGACCTATATGATTTAGCAGGTGTTAGTTGTACTAATTATGCTGCTAACAAATATGGTTGGACAGATTTAAAGAGCGCTAAAGCAATAAGAGTTAGAGAAGGTTGGGTACTAAGATTACCTAAACCTATGCCAATTTAGAGAATATAAAATAATAAAATAAAAGGAGAAAAAAGATGAAATTTAATTTTAGTAACATGTTTAGATCAACAAAAATGACTATGGTTAAAAATAGTCCAGAGATATTAATGGTAGCTGGAGTTGTAGGTGTGGTAACTAGTACAGTTCTTGCCTGCAAAGCAACTACGAAATTATCAGGTATATTAGAATCTAAGAACGAGCAAGTGATAGCTGTTAAAAACGCAATAGCTCATCCTGAACAATTAAGTGAAGAGTACACTGAAGAAGATGGTAAGAAAGATCTTACTATTATTTACACAAAGACAACCATGAGTATAGTTAAAGAATATGCTCCTGCTGCAATTATAGGAGTTGCGTCATTAGCAGCTTTAATATCTTCAAACGGAATATTAAAGAAAAGAAATGTGGCGTTGGCTGCAGCATATACAACTATTGACGGAGCATTTAAAAAATATAGAAAAAATGTTGTTGATAGATTTGGCGAAACCGTGGATAAAGAACTTAGATACAGCGCTAAGCAAGTAACTGTAGAAAAAGAAGTTGAGACAAAAAAGGGTAAAAAGACTGTAACCGAAACTGTCTCTGTACCAAATATTGATCAGTATTCAGATTATGCCAGAGTATTTGATGCATCTAGTACTAATTGGAAAAAAGATCCAGAATATAATCTAATGTTCTTAAGAGCACAACAAGCATATGCTAATAATATGTTACAAGTTAATGGATATGTGTTCTTAAATGATGTATACGACTTATTAGGAATGGATAGAACAAAGGCTGGTCAAGTAGTTGGTTGGGTTAAAGATAGCGAAATAGGTGATGGACAAATTGACTTTGGTATTTATGATCTTAACGATAAAGACAAATGTGCATTTATAAATGGATATGAACCTAACATTATATTAGACTTTAACGTTGATGGTAATATCTGGGACTTAATGAATTGAATGTCGCTTAATTGGAGAGGGTCTGGCTATTGGCAACAAGATTGTATAAACTATAGCTATATCCTATCTGAACCATTAGAAGATCGAAGCTGGCGCTTATAATATGGGCGCCTTTATTTTATTAAAACGGAGGTTATTAACATGAATAAAATTGCAAGCTTTATATTTGGAACTATAATTGGTGCTTCTGCTGGAGCAATTGTTACAATTAAGATTATGGATAACAAATATCAAGAAAAATACGAGCAAGAAGTTGACATGGTAAAGCAAGCATATAAAAAACTGAATAAAAGAAAAGTTGTTACGGACAAAGAAGATTCAGACGAAACTACGGTAACTATAGTTGAGCCTGGAAATATTAGTGCTGACTCAATTACAAACAAAAATGATAAGAAGAATTTTATAAAAGAATATAAAGGTATTTTAAAGGATAATTATCAGAAGTATTATAGTGAAGAAAAGAAAGACGAAGAAGATGAAGAAGATACTGCTACTCACTATTACGACGAAGATGAAGAAAGACTAGTAAATGTAGAAGATCCTGATAATGAAGAGTGGACCAAAATAGAGAAACCAACTACTACTAAAGATAAGACTATTAGACCGTATACAATAACACCTGAAGAAGTTGGCGATGGTTATAGATCAGAAATGCTTATATATTTTGAAGACGGCGTACTAACAGACGACGATTATAATGAAGTATCCGATATAAATGGAACTATAGGTTTAGAGAATATAAAAGACTTTGGAAAATATGAAAGGGACAGTCTATTTGTTAGAAATGAATATAGGGGTATAGATTATGAAGTTCATTTGGACGCTAGACGATACAGCGACATAGTATGAGACGAGAGTATTACGAATGGATAAAAAAACTCGTACATTCTGACGGTAGATATAATAAATTATTAGAATATTTATATTCAACAGACTTTTACTACACCATTCCTATGGATTATAATAGAGCTGAGGATGGTTTGGATTTAAGATATAGATTCTGTTATATAAACGGATATGATTACAAACTAATAGACGAAGTGTTAAAAGTTAAACAATGTAGTATATTAGAAATGATGGTGGCTTTAGCTGTTAGATGTGAGGAAGATATTATGGCTACACCAAATGATGATAGAACTTCATTATGGTTCTGGACTATGATTGATAGTCTGGGTTTATCAGGAATGGACGATTTTTCATTTGATGATATGTATGTCGATGGAATAATTGATGACTTTTTAGCTAGAAGATATTTACCAAACGGCCACGGTGGTTTATTTACTTTGCATAATTGCCCGCACGATTTGAGAGATGTTGAAATACATTATCAAATGTGTTGGTTTTTAGAAGAATATGAGGAGATTTAGAAATGGAAAAAGACAAAGAAAAAGTAATATTAGATATTGTATCTGGTGCTTATAATGGTTTAGCATCTGGAATAGTAAACAACACGTACGCATTAAAACACTTAGATAATAAAACTAATAAGTTATATAGACACATTAGTCAAATTAACAAGAGATGTGCTCTATATGAAATAGCAATTGCAAGTTTGTGTGTTACAACTTATATTCAAAGAGCTAGAATAACAAAGATAGAAAAACTTTTAGAAAAGAAAGAACAGGAAAAGGAAACAGAAACTAACGACCAAAAAGACAAAAAATAGTAGGGGGATAAAATGCTAGATTTTTTGATAGTATCAACAAGACCGTTAAAGGGCGGTGTTGTAGAAATTTATCCTAAATTTGTGATTAAGAAAAGTAAGGACCTGATGATAAGAGGCGGAGATTTCTATGCTATCTGGATCGAAGAACTTGGTTTATGGTCTACGGACGAGCAGGATGCTCTACGTTTGATTGATAAGGAATTAGACAAATATGTTGAAGAGAATAAACATAGATGGGACAGTCACAGAATATCTTATATGTGGGACGCTGAGAGCGGAATGATTGATAAATGGCATAGGTACTGTCAGAAGCAATGTCGAGATAATTTTAATATGCTTGACGAGAATATTATATTCTCAAATGCTCCTGTTAGAAAAGAAGATTACGCTAGCAGACGTTTATCATATCCACTAGAGAGTTGTGATGTGCCTACCTGGGATAAGATTGTTGGAACACTATATACTCCTGAAGAAAGACACAAAATAGAATGGGCTATTGGCGCGATTGTTAGTGGTGATTCTAAACATATTCAGAAGTTTATGGTGTTCTATGGATCTCCTGGATCTGGTAAATCTACAATACTAGATATCATACAAGATTTGTTTGATGGGTATTGTGCTGTATTCGACGCTAAGGCTTTAGCATCTAGTAGTAACTCATTTGCATTGGAAGCTTTTAAGACTAATCCATTAGTTGCTATACAGCATGACGGTGATTTGAGTAAGATAGAGGATAATACTAGAATAAACTCGCTCGTATCTCACGAATTAATGACTGTTAATGAGAAATTTAAATCAACGTATTCCAATAGATTTAAGGCATTTCTATTTCTTGGTACGAATAAGCCTGTTAAGATAACGGACTCTAAATCTGGTTTAATAAGAAGACTTATAGATGTAACTCCTAGCGGTAACACGCTATCTAGATCTGAATATAATCAATGTATAAAGCAAGTTAGATTTGAACTTGGAGGAATAGCTAAGCATTGTGAGAGTGTATATTTAAAAGATAAGTATATATACGATTCATATATTCCGGTTGCCATGTTAGGATCTACTAATGACTTTTACAACTTTATTGAGGATTCTTACTTTATATTTAAAGAGGAAGATGGGGTTACTCTAAAGTCTGCATGGGAAATGTATAAAACATACTGTGAGGATGCAAAAGTGGCATATCCATATCCTCTTAGAGCTTTTAAAGAGGAGTTAAAAAGTTACTTTCACGAATTTAAGGAACGAACAACCAATGGTGATGTAAGACTACGAAACTATTACAGAGGGTTTCGAGTAGAGAAATTCGAGAATAAGAAATATGAGGAGGAAGATAATAGTACTAATACTAATAATATAAAACTAATAGATTTTAAAAATCAGGACTCGATATTTGATAAAGAATATGCTAACTGTATGGCTCAATATGCTACAGACAATGGTACACCTTTTAAGAAGTGGGACGATGTTAAAACTAAGTTAAGCAAAATAAACACTTCTGAGGTTCACTATGTAAAAGTTCCAGAGAACCATATAGTTATAGACTTTGATATAAAAAATAGTAAAGGAGAAAAAGACGCTAAACTTAATATTTCGGAGGCCTCTACTTGGCCGCCTACATATGCTGAGCTAAGCAAGAGTGGATCAGGGGTTCACTTACATTATATTTACAATGGGGACGTTAGCAAGTTGAGTAGAGTGTACGACGAAAATATAGAAGTAAAAGTATTTACTGGTAATAGTTCACTTAGAAGAAAGTTGACGAAGTGTAATAATTTACCAATAGCTACTATTAGTTCTGGTTTACCGTTGAAAAGCGAAAGAATGGTAGATTTTGATACTATAAAAAATGAAAAGGCATTAAGAACTCTGATAAAGAGAAACTTAAATAAAGAAATACATCCGGCAACAAAGCCTAGTATGGACTTTATAAATAAGTTATTAGACGATGCTTATGCAAGTGGTATAAATTATGATGTTACTGATATGAGGAATGCTATATTAGCATTTGCAGTTAATAGTAGCAATCAATCTGATTATTGTGTAAAGCTTGTTAATAAGATGAAGTTTAAATCAGAGAACGTTTCAGATAATATATCTAATGAAGCAGCGCCAATTGTAATATATGATGTTGAGGTGTTTCCAAACTTATTTCTAGTAAACTGGAAAATATACGGAAAAGAAAACTCAGTTATTCGAATGATTAATCCTAAGCCAAGTGCTATCGAAGATCTTATTAAATATAGACTTGTAGGATTCAACTGCAGACGATATGATAATCATATTCTATATGCGGCGTTAATGGGATATACTAATGAGCAATTATTTAATTTATCACAAAAGATAATTAACGGGAGTTCGAACGCTTTCTTTAGTGAAGCTTATAACTTATCTTATACAGATGTTTATGATTTTGCATCTGCAGGGAATAAGAAGAGTCTAAAGAAATGGGAGATAGAGCTTGGATTAAAGCATCATGAATTAGGTCTCCCTTGGGATCAACCAGTTCCAGAAGAGAAATGGATTGAAGTCGCTGAGTATTGTGATGATGACGTATTAGCTACTGAGGCAGTATTTGATCATTTATCAGCAGACTGGACGGCTAGACAAATACTAGCAGAGTTAGCAGGTATGTCAGTTAATGATACAACAAATACATTAACAACAAGGATTATATTTGGCAATAATAAAAAGCCACAGCATGAATTTATCTATAGAGACTTAGCTCTTCCAGTTCATGACATAACTAAGGATCTACATTCTTTCTTAAAAGATTCCTGCCCGTCAATGATGTCTACTAAACATGGAGATAAGAAAAGTTTACTGCCTTATTTTCCAGGTTATGTATACGAGGGTGGTAAATCTACTTATAAAGGAGAAGATGTTGGTGAAGGTGGATTTGTTTACGCTGAACCAGGTATGTACGGAAACGTTGCGTTACTGGACGTAGCTTCAATGCATCCTCATAGTGCTATAGCTGAGTGTTTATTTGGTATTAGATATACTCAAATATTCAAAGATATAGTTGACGGTAGAGTTTGTATAAAGCATGAGGATTGGGAAGCATTAAACAACATGCTAGATGGTAAATTAACTCCTTATGTACAAAGAATCATATCTGGTGAAATGAAATCTAAGGATTTGGCAAACGGTTTAAAGACAGCTATAAACTCAGTTTATGGTTTAACCTCGGCTAACTTCGATAATCCATTCAGGGATATTCGTAATAAGGATAATATAGTTGCAAAGCGTGGGGCACTATTCATGATTGATTTAAAAGAGGCCGTTATGCAAAGAGGATTTATAGTAGCCCATATTAAGACAGACTCTATTAAGATTCCAGACGCAACGCCGGAGATAATACAATTTGTAATGGAGTTTGGTGAGAGATACGGTTATACATTCGAGCATGAGGCTACATATGACAAAATGTGCTTAGTAAATGACGCAGTATATATAGCTAAGTACGCAACGCCTGAGAAATGCCGAGAGTTATATGGATATGTTCCGGGAGACTGTAATAAGTCAGGAGGAGAATGGACTGCTACAGGTACTCAATTTGCAGTTCCTTACGTATTCAAGACACTATTTTCAAAGGAACCTTATGTATTTGAAGATATGTGTGAGACAAAGTCAGTAACCACAGCTATATATTTGGATAAGAACGAGGACCTACCTGATATCTCCGAATATGAAAAAGAATTAGAAAAGGCTACTGCTAAACATAAGAAGGATATGATACCAACTACAGTATATGAGCAAATGAGTGCAGAACTAAACGAAAAAATAAGTACTGGACATAACTATATATTTATAGGAAAAGTTGGTCAGTTCACTCCTATATTACCTGGAAAAGGTGGAGCATTATTAGTTAGAGAAAAAGACGGTAAGTATTATGCGGTTGGAGGTTCCAAAGGATATAGATGGCTTGAGTCAGAAATGGTTAAAGAGATGGGTAAGGAAAACGATATTGATAAATCGTATTACAACTCTTTGGTTGATGAGGCTATCGTTACTATTGGTAAGTATGGAGATGTTGAGTGGTTCTGTTCAGACGAACCGTATATTGAGAATGTTCACAATCTAAGTTTTAATTGTCAACTAAATAAAAACTATGAGACTTGTAGTGAATGTCCTAGATATCATAATTGCAAATTAATTCCGTTTTAGTTCGCGAAAAAATCCGACATTATTATGAGAGGAGTGATTTGAATGATAGAAATTAAAGTACAATGTTCTAATCCAGTTGAAGCCAGCACAATTAAAGGTAGGTTTCATCTAGCGTTAATGGGAGACAAAGGATATAAAGATTCTTATGTAGGCCTAAGTGATGGTGACGATGAAAGTAGCTTTTACTTCTGGGTAGGCGAAGACAAGGGTAGTAATAATTATAGTACAGTTCTAGGTAGATTACGAACAAAGTAGAGTAGGATTTATTCCTATTCTCTTTTTCTTTAAAAAAAAAAAATAAAATTATAAAATTGAAAGGAGACAATAAAATGTCTAAAAGAATTAATAACATAATAATAGAAGATGGAAGAATAATGTTCCGTAATTTCTCAGGAGAGGAGTCTAAGTTTAACAGAGCTGGCGATAGAAACTTCGCAGTTGTTATTGATCCACAAGATGCTAATTTCTTAATGGAAGATGGTTGGAATGTAAAAGAGTTAAAAGCAAGAGACCCTGAAGATGAGCCTTTAAAATACTTATCGGTATCAGTTTCATTTAAAGCTATACCACCTAAAGTTATGTTAATAACTAATAAGAGAAAAGTACAATTAGATGAAGATACTATTGGAACACTAGATTTTGCAGATATTGAAAATGTAGATTTAGTAATAAGACCATATATATGGGAAGTTAGTGGAAAGAGTGGAGTTAAGGCTTATCTAGAATCAATGTATGTTAGAATAAGAGAAGATTACTTTGCAGACAAATACGCTGATATAGACGAGGCTTAAATTCGCGAGAAAAACATACCTCTTTATGAGAAAATATAAAATTTATGGAGGTATTTATTATGAGTAAAACTAGGGAAGTATTAGAAATTAGAACTGAGGAGTTACTTAACGAATTAAATAAGGAGTATAATTCATTATCGGTTTCAGGAAATGAAGATCGAAGAGTGGAGATTATAACAGAATTGTTTGACGTTATGGATTTGGCGAGAGTTCTTGATGATAAAGAACGTAGACGAGTAGTATTACTAGATTTTATTAAGGATAAGATAAGAGCTCATTAATTGGGCTCTTCTTCTTTTAATTTTTGAAAGGGGTGAAAGAATGTTAGAATTAATTAGAGACTTAAAAGATCAAATAGAAGATATTATGAATGATCTGTTTGATGATTATGAGGTCTTAGAAAGTACTACCGACAGAGAAGAGCAATTATTAATTATAGACAGAATGATTGAGAGTATAGAAACAATAGAAGAGTCTCATAAGAAAATACATACGATATCCTTAGAATGTTCCGATACTAATCAGGATATACTAAAAAGCAATATGACATACTCAAGTGTTTTAGAAGCATGTGATGATTTAAAAAATACGTTATTAAATAAAAAGGGGGTTATTTAATTTATGAAAGCTGACAAACTATTAGAGTTGATAGGATTTAGAGGCTCTGATACAATAGACGAAAAAAAAATATGCAACGTATGGTAGATTTAACTCAAAGTATAATGTACGACAAACAGTGATTATATCTTATAGTCCGGAAGTTAATTCCTATTATTTAACTACATATAATGAGTCCATTACAGATACTGATAAAAAAGTTGCTGAATTATCTGAGTTAGAACTTAAATTGTTTTCTAAGAAAATAAAAGAAATGCGAAAAACTATAAATAAAATAGAAAGGGTATTAGGTAGGGTGAGATAGATGAGTACTATGATTGATTGGGCTAGAAAAGAAGTGGAGTTTGCTATTAAAGAATTAAGAGAGGATACAAATGGAGATAACAGTATGGACGGTTATATCGCATCATGTTATAGAAGCGCATTGAAAGCATTTTATAGTTTGTGTGAGGATGGACATAGTGGAATGTCTATAGGCGTTACTAAAAATATACTAAATGGATTGATTAGCGGAAGACCTTTAACTCCAATAAAAGAAGATGACGACTGTTGGGAGTATCTTCGAGACGTAGATGATTGCAGGAGATATCAATGTTCAAGAATGTCATCACTTTTTAAAGATGCGTATTATGATGGTACTATAAAATATGATGATGTTGATAGATTTTTATGTTCAGATATAACTAATTTAGATTCATATTTTCATTCAGGATTAGTTGACGAAGTTCTTGGGGAAATGTTACCACTAAAATTGCCTTATTCTGGAGAAAGAATAAAAGTTTTTTGTAGTGAGATTTTAACCGATAGCAAACATGGAGATTTTGACACTGTAGCTATTTTGTATTATATAAATGAGGTGAAAACAGATAACTACGGTACAATTAGTGAGAGAGTTGATGTTTATAGATTCTTTAAAGAATCTGATGAAAGAGGTAAGTATGGATATTGGGAAGAGATATCTAGAGAAGAATGGAACGAAAGATGTATAATGGCTGAACTTAGAGAGCAAGAAATACAAAAAAATATAAGAGGAGATATTTAAATAGGGGGTTTAAAAAATGAGAGGAGTATGTGTTATGCAAATAGAAAAAGATAGAGAACTATCAGAAAGATGTTCTATAATATATTATGTAGGAGAAGATTTAGAGTACGCTGATTCTTTAAGAATCTATATTCAGGATGGAATATATGATAACGGTGGTTGTTTAAATGTTATTCATGGTAATATTACTGCAAAACTGGATAAAGTAGAGCTTATAAAAAAAGATGACAAGTACACTGTTAAAGCAAAAGGAAGTTTACACAAAACATTGGAGGTATTTAAAAATGGAAAACACTAATGCAAAAGACGGAGTTAGAGTCCCTATAACATATCATATAGGAGTCGATGCAAAAGAGGCCGAATCTAGACGTTGTAGAATTCAAAGATCTATAGATAATAATGGAGGTTATTATATTGTTAGTCGAGGTGATACTACTGTAAAATTAGATAGCGTTGAACTTTTAACTAAAGACGACAAGTATATTGTTAAGGGTAAAGGTATTGTGTATAAAAAATAAATAAAAGAAGTGAATTGATATGACTGAGTTTTTAAGAAATTATCAGCGACGAGCTGTAGACAAAATGTTTAATGGTTGTATATTAAATGGTGGGGTTGGTTCTGGTAAATCTAGGACCGGCCTTTACTATTACTTTAAAGAGAACGGTGGAAGTATGGATCCTTATAGATCAATGACTAAAAAACAGGATTTATATATTATAACCACTGCTAAAAAAAGAGACTCTTTTGAATGGGAAGAAGAATTGGCTCCTTTTAAAATTATTGGTAAGGTTAATATCACTATAGACTCATGGAATAATGTGAAAAAATATTCAACTATTAAGGACGCATTCTTTATATTTGATGAGGATAGAGTTACTGGTTCTGGAGTATGGGTTAAATCATTCTTAAAGATAGCAAAGAGTAATAAGTGGATTATATTATCAGCTACCCCAGGGGACACATGGATGGATTACATTCCTGTGTTTATAGCTAATGGATTCTATAAAAATAAGACAGAGTTTTCAAGAGAGCATATAATCTATTCTAGATTTACAAAGTATCCAAAGGTAGAGGGATATTTAAATACTGGTCGACTAATAAGACTCAGAAATAAGATATTAATAGAAATGGACTTTCATCGAAATACTGTCGCACATCACGAGGATATTTATGTAGAATATAACCTAGCTAAGTATAAGGACGTTATGAAAAATAGATGGAATGTTTGGAAAAATGAGCCTATTAAAACTGCAAGTGAATTATGCTATTCTTTACGAAGAGTAGTTAACGAGTCAGATGGAAGAAAACTTGCTGTTATGGATTTGATAAAAAAGCACAAACGATTAATAATATTTTATAACTTTGATTACGAGTTAGGTATTCTTAGAAACATAAAATATGGAGAAGGAACAGAACTAGCCGAGTGGAATGGACACTTACATCAACCAATACCAGATAGTGATAGATGGGTATATCTAGTACAGTACACTGCTGGGTGTGAAGGATGGAATTGCATTACGACAAATGCTATAGTGTTCTATTCTCAAAATTATAGTTACAAAGTCATGGAACAAGCATCTGGTAGAATTGACAGACTTAACACTCCTTATATAGATTTATATTATTATCATATAAAGACTAGATCTGGAATTGATTTGGCCATAGCTAAGGCTGTTGCTAATAAGAAAAAGTTTAATGAGGGTAAGTACGGAAACGATATGTTAAAAACAAAATAAAAAAAAATGGAGGATATTATGGATACAAATTTAATTATTAATGTTTTGACTAATAAAAAATATGAACTACTTGAGGATAAAGAAGATATGTGCTCTGCTCTAATGAGCGAGGTTAGAAAGACAATAGTTTATGCAGATTTAGTTGAGAAGGCGGATGTTCCTCTTTTAATTAATCTGTCAGAATGTAATCCACAAATTAAAAATTTAATGACCACTATAAATAGAATCAATGTTGAACTTGAAAAGATAGAAAGTAATATACATGAACTAATAGATATGAATGCTACTGCTAATGTCCTATCGCGTAAATGATAATAACAACAACCGAGACAATCATTGCTCTAGTATTATTTCACATCATAGGCATTATACTAGTAGTCATATACTCAAGGGATTAGTCCTTTCGCGTAAATAACATGCCTCTTTATGAAAATATAATGTTTTACGGAGGATAAAGTTATGAAAAAAAATATTAGAAAACAAAGAAAATTAGGTACATTAATTATAGTTGGTTTAGCAGCATTAACTGCTATAACTAAAGATGTTACTGTAGCAATATTTATGTTACCAGTTGGAGTAGTTTTATTATGTAGTAATGTGGATTATATTAAAGAAGAGGAGTAGGGTTCTTATTAAAGAACTCTTTTCCTTTTAAATTTTGAAAGGGGGCTAAGTATGAAATATAAAAGATTTGTTGTTTGGTGTAATGATAGGGCATGTGACGGACGTTGGAGTTATGTAGATGCTTTAATTTGTATATCAGCTGTGGAGCACATTAACAGACTTCCATTTTGGAAGCGAGAAAAAGTATGGGCTACATGCTATGAAAGTACAATATTAGATAGTGTAGTTGTTCCTATAGAGTGTAGGATAAAGGAATATGAAAAATTGGGAGGATGTCGTGGAAAATAAATCAATTAAGGATATTGTAATATCTGTTGATGCTGGCGGATCAAATAATGGGGATCTTACATCAGTGGTTATATCGGCAATAGGTGAGGACGACACAGTTAAAGTTTTAAAGGTATTTTGTTTAGAAAGTGGGGGTTTTGATTACGCGCTATTTAGCGATCTTTTAAAATAATAATAGAGGTGATAAACATGAAAAAGGAAGAGATACGATTTATGTTAACGGTTCAGTTTATGGCTATAATACTGTTAACTTTTAGTTTTGGGTTTTCATTAGTATACGGAGAGATATTAAATAACAGTTACATTAAAGAGATAGAAAAATTAACTACTAAAGTTGAAAAGCTTGAAGAATTAGTAAGTACCAATGAATCAGAAAATAACGATAATATTATAACGTTTAGTGATAAAAAAAATAGTGGGAGTGTAAACAATGGAAGTGATAAGTTCAGCAATATTGCTGATGGTGATAGTGTACTTAGCAGTGAGACTAATAAAGGATTAGATGGGGAGGAAAATAATAATGACAAACACATTCTTAGTATCAATACTAATACTTCTAATAATGTTGGCGATACTGGGCGAGTAGATACATATTCAGTAACAGAAGAGGAAATTATACTAATAGCAAAGACATTATATGGTGAGATTAGAAGTGGTACAGTCGAGCAAAAAGAGGCAGTAGTATGGTGTATATTAAATCGAGTAGATAGTGATTCTGGTTATATGCCTGACACAATAACAGATGTTATATTGCAGCCTAATCAGTTTTACGGATATAAAGAACGTTATCCAGTTTTAGATGATCTGTATGATGTAGCTAAGAATGTCACGGAAATGTGGATAGCTGAAAAAAATGGAGGTGATGTCGATAGAGTACTACCGATTGATTATTTATACTTTTATGGAGACGGGGTCTCGAACCACTTTAGAACGGATTTTAAAGGTGGAAAAAAAATGACTATTTAATATTAGGAGGGTTTTAAAATGAAAAATTTAAAAGAACTAAGGATTGACTTGGATATTGCTTATTCAGAGTTGGATGCAGCTGATACAGACGATTTAATAGATGCTGCGGTATACAAAATAAAGAGTATTGAGAAAAAAATAGATCATATAATTAAAATGGAAAAGAGGGATTACGAATGTTAGATTTTGATATTGAAAGAGAAGAAATAGAATTGGAGTGTCCTAGGTGTGGATATATAAATACTAGAACAGAGGAACACACTTCTGATTTAGAGTTGTGTGGTAAGTCTGTAATTTGTTGTGGTAGATGTGGTGGGTACTTTTTATTGTGCGATGATGGTGATGAGGAGTTTATAGTATGATGAGAAGTAGTACAATCGATGATGAACAATGGATGCTTGACGGAATATGTGGTAAATGTAGAAAAAATAATTACTGTAACACACCATGCTCAGCAAATAAAAAAAGAGTTGATAGGATAGTTGAGGATGCAGTTCTATTAAAGATGTATGAGCGTACAGGTGTTGATGTAGGAAAGGTATTTAATAAAAATAAATATTCAGGGAGATATTAATTATGAATGAACAAATAAGTATTCAAGATCAATGGTTGTTGAATGGGGATTGTGATGAGTGTAGAAGAAAATCGTACTGCAACTCGCCATGTAAGGCTAGAAAAAAAATGATAGATGATGTTAAAATGGATCAGAAAGTAGTGGAGATAGTAGACGATTTAGATAAGGAATTAGCAAATGTTGGAATTGATGTTAATCCTTTAAAATATTACAATCGATATCAAGAGCTTCTAGACTCTGAAGATATGTCGGTATGTCTGGAAGGATATAAAGAAGTTCTTTCTAATGCGTTTGATGATATGCTTCTAGTGTTAAACGCTTTAAAGGCTGTTAAGGTTGACGGTACAGTTGAAGACGTTAAAGCCGCATATGCTCTGGAGACTATAAACAACTCGGTTAATGATATAAACGATTATATAATTGGTCCTAATAAAATACCTTTAGATATATTTGATAGAACATTATCTAAAACAGTTAGGTCTTTTAAAACTAGTAAGTAAAAATAAAATAATATAATATTTGGAGGATACTATGAAAGGTGATATGAAACATAACGGAAGTAATTGTTCTGACCCAACTGCATTTGCTGCCATGAGTAGTGTGATTGGTGAGGAAAAGAGAAAGAATTTAAAAAGGGCTAAAATAAGAAAGAACCTATTTCTTAAAGAAATGAAAGAGTTGTGTGATAAGCACGGGTTTGTAGTTAAGGATAGATTGGTAATAAAAGATAAAGAAACTGGGTACATATTTAAATAATACATATAAGATTGGCGCGTAATTCATGCGCTTTTCTTTTTGATTTTTTGGTAAAATTTGGTAGATTTTTACTGGCCACTTTTTGGCCACTTTTTGTTTACTGGCCACTTTTTCTGGCCACTAAAAAATATTTTTGGTAAAATTTTGAAAATTTCTGGCCAAATGGCCACTTTCTGGCCACTTTTGCAAAAAAAAGTGTCCACTAAATTTTGTGGATTTTTGGTAAAAAATATATGATTTTTGGTAAATTTTAGGTGATTTTGGGGGTTTTGAGTACGTTTTTGAGGGTAAAATTGAGTTACTGGCCAATTGGCCACTTTTTTTCTTTAATTTGTTAAAATTTAAAAAAAATAAGATATATATAGATAAGTGACAAAAGTGGGTTTCTGGCCACTCGCGCAAATTACATGCCTTTTTATGAAATAAAATTCATGGAGGTATATTTATTATGTTAGAAATAATTAATGCTTATAAAAGATTACGAAGAAATGAAAAAATAGTATTAGGTGTTATATGCGCTGCGGAAGCTACTGGTGATGTAGAATTATTAATAGAGTCTAGAAAGGCATTAGCAGGATTGTACGAATTAAAACATAGAATGTGGCGTAGTCCAAAACTAGCAAGACAATATAATATTGCATGTATTGAAAAAGGATTTTAAAAGTTAGGAGTCAACTTAGACTCTTTTCTTTGTTCGCGTATATTACATGCTATATTATGAAATAAAAATTATGGAGGATTTATTATGGGTAAAGTAAAAAGTTTTTTAAACAAGCACAAAGGTAAAATCGCTTTCGCAGCGGGAGTAGTTGTTACCGGTATAATTTGTTCAAAGAAAGAAGAGCAAGCTGTACAAAGAACAACTGCAATAACGTTTAACGAAACAATGGATTGGTTTGATAGAAAATACGATGATGTTAAGTTAAGAAACAAATGGGAAGATTATTCAAAAGAACATCCAGAAAATGTAAAAAAAATTAAATTTTAAAAAAAAAAGATGATTGGTGTATAAAAACATACACTTTTCGTCTTCGCGAAAAAAACATAGCCTTTTATAGAGAGAGAGGGAAAAAATGTTTAATAAAAAAAAACATATCCTCTTTTCTCTTTTAATTTTTACATAAAACGAAAGGAGAAATAAAAATGTTGGAAAATAAATTTAAGACTAAACTTGCAAAAGAGATTAAAGAATTATATCCCGATTCTATGATCTTTCATTTGGATCCATCAGAGTGTCAAGGGGCTCCGGATCTTCTAATTTTAAAAGATGACAAGTGGGCAGCATTAGAAGGGAAAAAGAGCAAAGATGCATCGCATAGACCTAATCAAGATTATTATGTTAATAAAATGAACAAAATGTCTTTTGCTTCTTTTATTTGTCCTGAAAATAAATCGGAGGTAATCAATGAACTTCAAAAAGCACTTGGAACTTAATGGACTTCATTCTTTTATGAGTCCAAGTAAATACCATTGGATAAACTATGATGATGAAAAATTAGCAACATCGTTTATGAATCATATGGCAGCTATGAAGGGTACTGAACTACATGAGTTTGCAGCTACATGTATAAAGTTAGGACAGAAATTACCAAGATCACAAAAGACAATAAACATGTATGTAAATGATGCAATAGGTTTTAAAATGACACCAGAACAACCATTATTCTATTCTGAAAATTGTTTTGGTACAGCAGATGCTATATGTTTTAGAAATGACTTTTTAAGAATACACGATTTTAAATCAGGTGTTACACCCGCTCACATGGAACAGCTACTTGTTTATGAAGCTCTATTTTGTTTAGAGTACAATGTAAAACCTGGTGAAATAGAATCTGAACTTAGATTATATCAGAATGATGAAATACTAATATGTAATCCTGCAGCAGATGAAATACTGCCAATAATGGATAAGATAATTAGATTTGATAAACTAATAAATAGAATTAAAGAAGGAGATGTTTAAACATGTATTATGACAAACCACCAGTTGATGAATTAATGCATATTGGCGTTGCTAGACGATCTGGTAGATATCCTTGGGGTAGTGGCGAAGATCCACACCAACATGGTTCTGGAGATTTCGCGTCTAGAGTTGAAGAGCTAAGAAAAAGTAAGCTAGAATTCACCGATGCCGATGGAGTTCATTGGACTGGTGATAATGCAATTGCTAAATCTATGGGTATGAGCACCACAGAATTTAGAAGACAATATTCTGAATCTAAAAATGAAAGAAGACGTCTTAATGTAGAAACAGCCAAATCTCTTCTTGAAAGAACAAACAATATTTCCGAAGTCGGTAGACAAATGGGAGTAAGCGAGTCTACAGTAAGATCTTGGTTAAATGAAAATTCTGAAGCTAGAATGAACACTGCTATGAAGACTGCTGAATTCTTGAAAAAACAAGTTGAAGAAAAAGGTTTTATAGATGTTGGTAAGGGTGTTGAAAAAGAGTTAAATATTTCTAGAACTAAATTAGATGAAGCTCTAACCATTCTACAAAACGAGGGTTATATGGAATATGGAAGAAGTGTATCTCAGATTAATAATCCCGGAAAACAAACAACACTAAAAGTATTATGTCCTCCTGGAACAGAACATAGCGACATATATAAAAAACCAATACAATCAATAAATGACTACATTTCTACTGATGGTGGTGATACCTTTAAAAAAGGGTTCGTATATCCAGAATCTTTAAATTCAAAGCGTTTGGAAATAAAATATGCAGAAGATGGTGGAGATTTAAGAGACGGTCTTGTTGAGTTAAGAAGAGGCGTTCCAGATTTAGACCTAGGCAATTCAAACTACGCTCAGGTAAGAATATTAGTTGATAATGAGAGATATATAAAAGGTATGGCAGTATATGCAGATGATCTACCAGATGGAGTAGATGTTAGATTCCATACTAATAAATCTAAAGAAGTACCAAAAATGGAAGTATTGAAAAAAATAAAAGATGATCCTGCTAATCCATTTGGTGCCTTAATAAAAGAACACGGTGGACAATACTTTTATACTGATAAAGATGGAAAAGAAAAATTGGGCCTAATAAACAAGCGTTCAGAAGAAGGCGATTGGGAGGATTGGGCTGATAAACTACCATCGCAGTTTCTATCAAAGCAAAATTTATCGTTAATAAAAAAACAATTAAAAATGTCAGAAGATGAAAAGGTATCAGAGTTTAAAGAGATAATGGCTTTAGACAATCCTACTGTTAAGAAGAAACTATTACAAGAGTTCTCTGATGAATGTGATGCTTCAGCAGTTCACTTAAAAGCAGCATCTCTACCTAGACAAAAATATAAAGTACTAATACCATTTACCGACATTAAAGATGATGAAGTATATGCACCAACATATGAAGACGGTGAAAAGATAGCTCTAATTAGATACCCTCATGGTGGAATATTTGAGATTCCTATTCTTACTGTTAATAATAAAATACCATCAGCAAAGAAGACATTAGGTAATGCTATCGATGCCATAGGTATTAATAAAAAAGTAGCAGACCAGTTATCAGGAGCAGACTTTGATGGTGATACAGTAACTACAATACCAACATCTGGTAATGGTAAGAATACTAAAATCAAGATATCAAACAGACCACCACTTCAAGAGCTGGAAGGATTCGATCCTAAAGTAGAGTATGGTGGCAAAAAAGAAGGCACTTTCAAACAGATGAAGAACACCCAAATGGAAATGGGTAAGATATCAAACTTAATTACTGACATGACTTTAAAGGGTGCTACTTATCCAGAATTAGCTAAAGCTGTTAAACACTCTATGGTAGTTATAGATGCTGAGAAGCATAAGCTAGATTATAAGCAATCGGAGAAGGACAACGATATAGCAGCTCTAAGGAAGAAGTACCAGCAAGGTGGCGCGTCAACCCTAATCTCTCAAGCCAAGTCTCCAGTTGAGGTGTTAAAGAGAAAAGGATCGCCTAAGCCTGATCCCGTTACAGGAAAGAAAGTATATAAGGAAGTCGAAGAGTACTACACTGACAAGAACGGTAATCTTAAAGTAAGAACACAAAAGAGTACTAAAATGTATGAGACTGATGATGCTCGTACTCTCTCATCCGGTACTGTTAAAGAGGAACTGTATGCTGATTATGCTAATAAACTAAAAGCTTTAGGTAATGAAGCTCGAAAAGAAATGCTTACTGCCGGTAAGATAAGTTATAGTAAAGAAGCTAATCTTAAGTACCAGAATGAGGCTAAGTCTCTTAAGGCTAAACTAGACATATCACAAATGAATGCCCCTAAAGAAAGAAAGGCACAAATACTAGCTAATGAAGCTGTTAGGATTAGAAGAGAAGCCTATAAGAACACAGACATGAGTGACTATGAAATTAAGAAAGAGTTAAAGAAAGTAGGTCAACAAGAGCTAACTAGATACAGAAACCTGCTAGGAGCAAAGAGAATACTTGTAGACATAGATGAGAAAGAATGGGAAGCTATACAAGCTGGAGCAATAAGTGAGAGTAGATTAAAGCAGATACTTGACAATTGTGATATGGACTCAGTTAGGAAGTTGGCAACACCTAGAACATCTAATACTGTATCAGACTACAAGATCTCAAGAATTAAATCAATGAACAATAGCGGCTATACAATAGCAGAAATAGCAAAGGCTTTAGGTGTATCAACATCTGAAGTGTCTAAGTATATTAAGTAAAAAGGAGATGAACAAATGGCTAGCGATTTTATGTTGTCAACTATAGATAATCCTTATGATCCTTATAAAGAATTCTCAAAGTGGTTCATCTTTGATTCTGTAAATGGTTATAATAGTTGTGATTATCTTGGTAGAATAGTACGAACTACTGACTTAATGTCCGATCAAGAGATCAGCGACGAGATAAGTAGAGCAATAGATGAGATAATTAAGTATGATTTCGAAAATATTTATAAAAAAGTAAGAAAACCAAAAGAACTTCTTACAGAAAACTAGTTAACATTTACCAAATAAAATAAATTAAAGACCGAGGGGGGG